AACACTAACACTAACACTACTTCTCTATATACACTTCTTTTACCACATTCTTTGCTATTTTACTTAAGTTACTCAACTCTTCTTCTGTGGTGCTGCCTCCCATGGATACATTCACTAATTTTAAATAACTAATGAAGACATAAGTAAGTAATTATCATTATTTGGTATTATAAGATGAAAATAATGATAATAATTTTATATTTGGTAACAGAATTATTAATACCCGGGATGGTAATGTCCGATTGGTATCATAGCAGCATCATTTGTATCATTTGCTTTATTACTAATATTTCTTGAATAATACTTGTTATAACTTCTTTCAGATATAATTTCTTTAAATTCATAAATTTTTATTACTTTTTCAACTATTGCGCTTCTTAAAATATCACTATTATTTAAATGAATAAAGTTTATATTATTTAATTTTTCTTCATTATTATATTTTATATAATTATTATACTTTTCTATAAAATCTTTTAAACCATTGGTACTATATTTATCTGATTGATTTATATCTCCTGTTATTACCATTCTACTATTAATTCCTATTCTTGTAGTAAGCATTTTCATTTGATTAGGACTACTATTTTGCATTTCATCAGCTATAATAAAGGAATGTTTAAAAGTCCTACCTCTCATATATGCAAGTGGAGATATTTCAATAATTCCTTTATTAATCATATTATTAATATCATTTTGACTATAATACTCTAAAAATATATCAAAAATAGGTTTAGTCCAAGGATCCATTTTAGTAACTATATTACCAGGTAAAAAACCTATATCTTCTTCTACAGAAACAACCGGTCTAGTTAAAATTATTTTATTTACGTCTTTTTTTTTTAAACTATCAATAGCTTTTAAACATCCAAATAAGGTTTTACCACTACCTGCTGGTCCATCTACTATTAACAAATTATTATTATTACTATTTAAATACTCTACATATTTTTTTTGATTAAATGTTTTAGGAGTATAATTTATTTCATTTGAATTAACCGTTTTTTTCATAAATATTTTTGATGTAGTTATACGTTTGTTTCCTGATATTAAGGATAAATACCTATTATTATAGGTGGTTAAATAACAACAGTAAAATATATATTTATTTATTCTCATATAATTTAATATATTGTATTATTTTTAAATCTATTATTCCATATAACTATATTTTATTACAAATTTTTTAATAAAATATTATTATAATGGCTAAAATAACAAAACGTTATGATAATAAAAAAAATAATAATACCAGAAAAAATAAAAATAAAACACCAGTTTTTCCAATTAACAATTTTAAATTAGTTGTAAAAGATAAAAAAATAAAATTATATTTACCTAGTTTTCTCTCTTCTTGTTTTAACTTTTATTACGGAAATATAAATTTTAATAAGATAATAAATAATAAAACCAACTATTCAAATTCATTTTTAAATGTTTTAGAAAATGGACCATTAATTATAATAGATTACCCTAATATTATTCATATTTTATATGAAAAGTATAAAAATAAAGATGTTGTTTTTAAAAAATTTTATTTATTTATTTATAATCAATTATTAACCAATGCAAAATTTTATATTATATCTAAGCAGGTTAATATTGATAATATATGCTTTAACATAGATAATGTATTTAACGAAGGATATAAAATTACAGGTAAATTTATTAATGAAAAATACTTTAGTAATGAAAGTTTAAATATTTATGAATTGTCATATAAAACTAAAATTTCTTCGAGTATTGATGACTTACTTTGTTACTTTATTTGTTTTATTTTATATGTTTACTTAATAACTTCTAATGTAGAACCAAATTCTCCAGTTAATAATAAACTGAATAAATTAAATATAATTACCAATGACAAACAATTTTTCAATAAAAATCTATTTGGGTTTACTGAAGAAGAGAGAAAAAATCATATTTATATTTTAAAGGATTTAATATTTGAAAAATTAAGCATTCATAATAAAAAATTTATTTTAATTAAAAATGAATTAGAACATAAACTTGTTACTTTGTTTTTAAATGAATATATTGTAACTAAATCAAATGACACTAAAAATTTAGAATGTAAATTAATTATTTTACTAAAAATACTGCATAATAGCATACCAACAAAAAAAGAAGTTTCTTTTTACTCCTATAAAAATATTAATCAATTACAACAAAAGTATTTAAAGTTTTTTTATAAAGAGTGTAATGGCCTAGATAATATTATTTCTGATACAAAATCATTATTAAAAAGCTATTATTTATATTTATTTATTAAATATGTTCAAATAAACTTACATACTTATACATTAAATAATGCTGAGTACGGAAAATTATATGGATCTGATAAAAAAGAAAAAATAATCAAACTATTTAGGTAATATACAATTAAAATTTCCTTTATTTAATATAGATATTAGAGTACTGTGTACTTTTTTGTGAATTATTTCACGTGAAAAATCACCATTTAACGAAGATAATGATTCTATATTATTGTAATTAACATAAATATTATTTTCCCAACTAATTTTTTCAATGTTAATTTTTTTTAAATAAAAATAAAATGAAATATAAATATCATCATGAAAATTAATATATTTTTCATCTTTAATTATTTTATAATATTTTAGAAATTCTTTTAATAATTTTCCATCTATTAGTAACCCGTCAACGCCTTGACCAACTTTAATATCATCAATATTATATACCCAGTAGGACGCAACTATATTATCGTATAAATATGGGTAAATCCCATTTAAAAAATTTTTATCATAAATTACGTCATCATCAACTAATACAATAAAGGCATCATTAATCTTTATTTTATTTTTTAATATACCAATTAATTTTGTACCAGGGCCATAATCAAATTTACATCTATTTATAATAATATTTTTATTATAATTATAGTATTTTAAAAATTCCTCTATATCTTCATTAGAAATTTGATTGTTAAATCTTATACTATAATTTTCTGGAATATTAATAATTATTTTATATGGGATAGTAACAAGTTGATTTAATAAGGAATCTATACAGGGATATATATTTTTAAATCTAGAAGGTATAGTTGTTAATGAAAAAAATAATTCTTTATTCATTAATATATAATAATATTTTTACTATTTGTTCTTTTTTTAAATATACTATAACACTAAATACCAAATTCAGGAATAGAATAATTTTCTTCTTTTTTCTCATATTTAGCTATAATTTTTGGATTAACTTTGTTTAATATTATATCTTCTGTTTTATAAACATTATTACAATTATCTATATAGTACATTATTCCTTGTATATCTTGAGCCCATACTTCTATTTTTTGAATATTTTGTTTTTTATCTGTAGATGAACATTCATTTTCAATTATTCCATGTGGGGTCCCTTTAATATGTGTACCGCAATATTCACTTTCATTTTTACGGCGTCTTGTGCATTGTTCATTAGTAGCTCGTTTTGCAACACATCTCTCGCAAAACGGAACTATATTTTTAACCCTTTTTCGTTTAGAAAAATCTTCTTTGGTTAAGTATAATCTATCGTAATCATAAATAAATTGCATTAAAGGGATTACATTTTCATTACTCATAATACCTAGTTCTGTTGCTTTATCTCGAATACTATCCTTAAATAAAGAAATAAATTCACTTATTTTTTTATTAATTCTTTTATCCATTGTTCAAAATTAGTTCTTTTATATTGATTAATAATAATACAATTTATTTAAATCAATTTTTTATATTATAAGGTTGGATAATTATGAGGTAAAATAATATAAGATATAATCATAAAAATAAAAAAAATTAAATATATTCCATAAGAGCTTGGTGATGAACCAAAAAAATTAAAAATTTGAATGATACAATAAAATAATAATATTGATATTCCTAATAATGTTATGGTATTAGAAAGTTTCATAGTAATATCTAATATAAATATAATATATTATTATTATTAAAATAAAAATATATTATTGTATAAATTTTATTTTTGGATAAATTTTATTGTAGGATAATGTAATTTGTTGACTATAATCTTTTATAACCCAAATTGGTGTGTTATTTAAAAAAGACCCGTCGTCTAACTCTGTTCTACCAATGTATACACTATCATATAAATCCGTCCATTTACCAGAATGATCCGAAATTCTTTTAGTTAATAAATGTTTATAATTGTCATTTAAACTTAATAGATTTTCTTTAATAATGGAATAATCTTCTTCATCATCGATAAAGTTCATTGGGATTTTCATTGTACCTAAAAATATACCGTACCGAATAATAGCATATTTTAAACCTATACTATTAAATTTATTTTGGACATTTTCAAAACTTGTAAAATAAAAGTATGGACCCATTAATTCAGTTTCACTTGATTTTGTATTACCAAACATAACAGTAAATTCAATTAAACGTTCTTCAATTCCTTGATAAACTACAACAGGTATTTCATAATTATTATTATTCTCATCTTTTAAATATATTAAATCAAAATGTTCTATAAAATATTTTGGAAAAAATGTGTCTATTTTTATATTATTTACATGTTTATTATTTACTATTTCATCCATTAAAACTAAATAAGAATTATAATTATTAATTAAAATTTCATTATTTCCAGAATCAATAAAAATAATTATCTTATCCTCATATTCTGAAAAACCATTTATTTTAAAAGAAGATAATTTTATTTGACAAAATTTATTTGAAACTTGTTTCTCAATATTTGTTTTTATATTATTAGTATTATTTATTTTTATTGTTGGAAAGCTTAGTAAATTAAAATAATCTTTTTCAAATAAATATTCTAAAAAAGGGTACTTATAACTATAATTTATTTTATATATACCAAGAAAAATAGGTTTACTTAAAATATTTTTAATATTACATAAATTATTTAAATTAAAATCTAAATAATGGTTAATATAATAAATAAATTCATTCTTTTTGTTTTCCAAAAAAGTATTTTCATCTATTAATTTATTTAATTTATCATTAGACATATAATTTAACTCAGGAAAAATTTTACTGTCTTCTTCTAAACTACTGTCATCATCATCCTCACTATTTTCTCCAATATTATTTAAATCTAATTCAAAATAAGTATTATTTATGTCGATTATATCACTATTACTATTAGAAAACATGTTTAAATATAATATTCAAACATGTAATTTCTTTAATATTATATTTAAATATTAATTTTACAAATATAGTAGAATATAATTATTTATCAATTTTTCTTTTAATACTATCTTTTATTTTTTCTTCTCTATTATCCATTACATATTTAGTTACATCTTCTGCAATAGTTTCATTATCCTTATAATAATTTTTTAATATAGCTAATAAGCCTTTCCCATTTATTGTAGATTTTACCTTATTTTGTTTATACAATATTGCACCACCGTTAATATCAAAACAATCAATTTGATTTTTTTTCATAGTTACAATTAAATTTTCAGTTAATTTTTTTTTCTTTTCATTTCTCTCTTTAATTTGTTTTTTAAATTGAGAAATTTCATTATCTAATTTTACCCATTCTTTTATGTTAGATATTAATTCTTCTTTAGTTTCCATATTAATAAATATTATAAACATTTTTTATATTATTTATATAAAGTTTTATATTATAAATATTTTTATAAACATTCTATTGATTTAATATTATATTTTTTTAAACCATCCATAGTTTCAAGACAATTTAATTCAAATATTGTGGAAAAATAATTGTTTTCTTTAGTAAATAAATAAGGAAAAGATAAAACATTATCATTAGTATCATAAATATTTTCTTTAACTGTAAATGGTTCGTATAAATAAATTTGAAAAATAGAAAGTTTTATTTTAATTACATTCGAAAACGTAATTTTAATTTCTTTTATATTATCTTGTTTAACATCAATATAACAAAAATATGGGGTGTAACGTACTGCAATTGCGGTTTCTTTAGAGTTAAAAATAGCAGGATAATGATTAAATCTATATTTATCTATATTAATAGTTACTTTACTATTAAAACCTAGTATTTTTTCTTTATCACTAGGCATACCAATTAATTCCATTTTAGAATGATAAAAAATATTTAATATTTCATCTAAGCTAAAATCCTCTAACAATTCATTAATAGTATAATCACCAATTAATTTAAGATCATTTACATCAACAATTTGATTATTATTTTTATTGTAATAGTGCAATGAAATATAAAATATATATTTAATTATGTTATCTTTTTTGTTTCTATTAAGAGTTTGATGATATATCTTACCCATGCTACTATCTGTATAAATAAATTCTGAATTTGGGGAATTCTGTTTACATCCAACTAACCATGTATAATCTAAATGTTCAGAAGGAGAAATTAATTGTTTTTTAAACAAAATATTTTTTCTAACTTTATCATTCATATTTATATTTGTTCTGTTCATATTATATATATCAAAACCTGCTACTTTTTTTGGACTATTTATAAAATTATTAATATGTTTTTCATTTATAACTAAAAATTCATCACAATCTACAAGTAACACAATATTATTTGAACAACTAGTATACGCAGTCATTCTTTTTTGTTCTTCATTCCGAAAAGTTTTATATATATATTTGATTTTGTGTGAATATTTAATAAGTATTTTAACTAATTCTTCAGGTTTATCTGTTTTATCATAATGCAGCTTTAATTTTTTTAAAATATCAGCATTATAACTGTAGGGGCCATCCACTAGTATTATTTCATCGACAAATTCATATATTCTTCCAATAATATCATCTAAAAATCCTAAATCTCCAAATAAAATAATATATGCACTAATCTTTTGTTTATTCTCTATTTTTTGAATTTTTAAATTATTTGTACTGTTATCATAATCACTGTCACTATCGCTGTCACTATCGCTACAATAATTGTTTTGTTCTTCCATTTTGTTTTGATAACTATTAAACTTATTATTAGTCATATTATATTTATAATATTATATTATTAAGTTTTATTTTTAAATGTCTTTTACATTTATTATCATTCGCTGCTTTCTTTCCACAACACGACCCCTTATTAATACCATATTTTAATATTGTATTACACCATAACAAAGGATTATTTTTATCTTGAGAAATATTTTTTTTTTCTAATAAATATAATTGTTTGGCCTTTTTAGCATTTTCTTTTAAAATATTTTTATACACTATTTTTTTATGTTGGCAACAGTAATCATTCCCGTCTTCTTTTAATTTAGTAACATACTTATTATTACATTCTAAAAGTAATTGATCATTATCTAAATGAACTGACTTATAAAAACATTTTCCTAAGAAACATTTATGATATTTGTCATATTTAATGTCTATATAATTAACTCCATGAATTTCTTCTACTCCATCTAAATTCAAAAAAGGTAATAATTTATTTTGAATATTTCTACAATATGGGCATCTAATTTGATTATATTTTAATGTAGAACTATTTAATTCTAACATATTAAATTTTTTTTTATGTGTTAATACATCTTTATATAAAGGTAAATAATTAAATTTATGATTACAATCAAGCGTAATATAATTTTCTAATAAGGGTAAATTACTTATTAAACATAAATTTTGATCGGTACATAATATATCATTCCCCAATATACTTTTATTTAATTCATCATAAAAATTTATATTTTCTTCAATATTATAATTTTTCATAAATAATTATAAATAATTTTGGATTATATCTTTATATTTATTATCTTTATTAGATATAATTAATGAAACCAGAAGAATGGGGCCCAGGAATTTGGAATTTATTTCATTCTTTAATTGAAAAAATAAATGAAACTGATTATAGTATAATAGGATTAGAACTTTTTAGTTATATAAAACAAATTTGTAATAACTTACCATGCCCTCAGTGTTCTATGCATGCAACTAAATTTTTATCAAGTGTAAAATATGAAACTATTAATTCTAAAGATGGTTTAAAAAAAATTATATATATATTACATAATGCAGTTAATGTGAGAAAACAAAAAAAAACATTTAACTACGATAATTTAGAAATGTATAAAAGAATGAATATTATTCAGGTGTTTAATCGGTTTTTATTTTGTTTCAACAGTACAAAAGGAAATATGAAATTACTAACTGATAGTTTTCAAAGGCAAATAATTACAAAACAATTTAGAAAATGGTTTTTAAAAAATATAAACAAATTTAATAATTAACTTATAATTATTATACATTACCAACTAATTGACCGTTTTTATATACAGAACATTTAAATGTTTGCTTACTTGGCATCGAACAAATTTCTTTATTGCTTGAAATTTCATTAAAAAATAAATATTTTCCCGACCCGCCAAAATACATTAATGAAACAACAAGAGCTGCTAATCCTAATCCAGATAATAAATTAATAAATAAATCACCTATAGTTAATATACATTTTTTATAAAATTTAATCATCATATCTATAAAAGCGTAAAGAAGAATAGCACTAAAAAGTATGTAATTGTCTCCACCATTCACAAACATAGGGAGAAATAAATACATTATTGTAAATGCAAAAACATAAACACTAAAACTTGCATTCCCATATTTCGTATACTGGATAGTTGTACAAATAGTATCATTAAAAACTACTGGTTTACCCCCACTATAATGGTACACAAATGTACGGATAATACATGCACTTATTAAAAAACCTAAATAAATTAATCCTTTTACATTTTGAAACATAAAAGATGATAATACCATACTAACTGCAAGAATAATTGGTGAAAAAAAAGACAAAAAAACTACTATATTAAATGGTTGAAATAATAATAATGGCGAATCATTAGTAGCAGTAGTATTCTCACTTTTATTAAATGTTTGTGATGTTTCCATATATAATAATTTATATTATTACAAGTTATTATATTTTTTATTTATATTATCTACTTTACTAAAATAAGTTTTAATACTTCATGAATTGTTTTAACTGAATGGAATTTTATATCATTAATTATTTGATTATCCTTATATTTACTCATAAAATTATCAAAATCTTTTTTATTTTCATATGGAAATATAAATTCTTTTATTCCACATTTTATACCACCTAAAAATTTAAATTCTAAACCACCAATTTCGGTGATTTCTCCACTAAAATTTAATTCTCCTGTAATACCAAATTCTTTTTTTATTTTTATATTATTAAACAAACTATATATAGCAACAGTTATGGCGGCGGTTGCAGAAGATCCATCTTTTGGTGTACTACAATCTGGAGTATGTATATGAATTCCGCATATATTATTTAATTTACTATTATTATATTTTTCAATTATTTTATTTTGTGTCATTGGCAAAGTTAAACTCCATGCCTCTGTTAAAGCAACATTCATCGATTCTTTCATAACTTCACCTTGGGACCCAGTTAACGTTAAACTTAAAAAGGATTTAGAAGGAACAAAACTTGTTTGAATAGGTATTGTACCTCCCTGACCTAAGTTATTTGCCCATAGGGCATTAATAATACCGATTTGATCATCTAAATATATTTTAGTAAACTTAGTTTCTCTCTTTTCTTTAAAAAATTTATATTTTATGTCATCAATAGTTATATGTATTGGTAAAGAATTAGTTCCATTTTTTAATAACTCTATATTTACTTCTCCAATTATTTGAAATAATATTTCTTTTAACTTACGAACACCTGCTTCTGAAGTATACATTTCAATGATAAATTTTAATACATCCTCATTTATATCAATAATATTTTCAAGACCCATTTTCTTGTATATCTCCGGTAAAATATGGTTATTAGAAATTATTAGTTTTTCTTCTAAAGTTAAATTATTAAATTTAACTCTATGAATTCTATCTAATAATATTTTATCAATAGCATCTACATCATTATAGGATAAAATAAATAAAGCTTTAGATAAATCTAAATCTATACCTGAAAAATACTTGTCTTGAAAACAATCATTTTGAGTGGAATCTAGTAAATGAGTTAATATACCAATTATTTCTTTTCCATGTTCCGTTTTACTAATTTTATCAACTTCATCTATAAAAATAATTGGGTTCATGCATTTCTTATCCATAAGTATTTGAACAATATTACCCCATGTTGATCCAATATATGTATAATTATGCCCTTGTAATGTACTTCCATTACAATCTCCGCCAATTTGTATCATAGCAAAAGGCCTATTATTACCAAATTCATCCTTTAAACAATTGGATAAACCTCTTTTTGCTAATGACGTTTTACCAACACCTGGAGGCCCTTCAAACCCAAAGCAATACCCATCTTGTTCTCCATTGATCCATTGGCCAATTATAATTTCAATTTGTTTTTTGGCATTATCATGACCATAAACTGATTTATCGAGTGTTATTTTTATATCGGAAATATAATTAGTTATATCATTAAATTTAGATTTAATATTTGAAACATTATTTTTAATTTCATCATGAATAGGTATTTTAGGAATAGTATATTTATAACTAAAAGTTAAATTATTAATTATCGATAAATAAAAATCATTACTGCTTATATTAAACAATTGAGTATAATTATCTATAAAATTATATATATTTTCTTTTAATAAAGAAATATTTTTATTAGAATAATTAATTTTGTTTATATTCATTTTTTTTTCAGTAATTAACTTATTTATTTCTTTAATTATATCAATTAATTCTAATTTGGAGGATGTATCAAGTATTAGATAATTGATTTCAGATGAATTAATATTTAATTCTGTCAAAATATTATTTAAATATAATATAATTTCTATATTCGTATAATTATTTTTAACTACAAAAGTTGGTAATAATAATAATATTTCATTTTTATATTTAGTTACAAAAAATTGGAATTTACTTTTTATATCTCCCATTATATTTAATATTGGTTCACGTTTATGCTTTCCAAAAGGTATTTTTAATAATCCATCTAAATAAATACGTGCTTTAGATCCCGAATCTTCTGATTTTCCTTTAATTTCTTTTAACTTAACCATTGCCTTTTCCTTAATTAAATCAGTGGTATTCATTAAACATATTTGTTGTTCAATAGCTATTTTATTTACATCAAAATTTTGTAACTGTGTAGTATATTGTATCGTTTTTGTCATTGCCATTTTAAAATACTGTTTCATTTTCCAAGGAAAACTATCAAATAATAATATTTGTTCATTAGTATCTATTTTAGTATTATTGTCATTAGAAAGAAGATCATAAAGTAAGTAACAAAGATAAAGACTATCATTATTATTTTTTATAATAAGTAATTGAATAAGAATTAATCTTTTAAAGTAACTAGTACTAGATATAAATTCTTTAATTATTTGCACGAGTTGTTTTTGAATAAAAGAAATAATATTACTTAAATACCCTGAATATTTATTGTAAATTCCATTAAAATCATAGATTAAATAATCTTTTAATAATAAAGATGATAAATAAGTTTTAAAATTATCAGATGAATAATTAGAATGATCTGGTAAATTATCTAATATTTCTATATTTTTAAGTTGAATATATTTACTATTTATAAAATCAACATCTATATTATCCACAATTCCATTAACAGAAATACATTTATTGGAACCTACATTTAATAAATAAATTTTAATTCCATAAACCTTTATATAAAATTGTTTATAATTGTTAATCAAGTCATAGCATTGCATATTATAAATTTTTTCTTCAATATTATTATCTGATATAATAAAATAATCATCTTTTGTTTCAACTACGTTTACTACCTTATAACTAATTGGATGAAAATATTTTAATAATAAATCAAATTTTTGTTTTTCTCTCTCTTTGGTAAAAAAAACATTATTATTACCAAAACAAATGATTAATAAATCTTCCAAACTTGATGTACCATAACTTTTTAAAATAGTAGATATTTCATTATTAATTTCTTGTAATTTATTTATATAAAATTCAATATTATTGCTAGTGATACTATCTGGTATTATTTTTAATCTAGCATTAATTTGATAAATCATTTCAAGGCAATTATCTACTTCATTAACTGCTAAAATATCATTAGTTTTGTTTTTTTGTACATGTAAAATAGTTTTTTGAAGTACTTCATGAAAAAAATTAATTTTTTTTTTAATAATAATTATGGTGTCAACTTTGGAAATAGAAGGATCTTCTATTTTTAAGGTTTTTTTTTCTTTCATATATATTATTATATATTCATATATATATTAAATATTCTTATATTAAATACTCTTTAATTTACTATAATATACTCAAAAACAAATATATTAAATATAATAATTATAAATAACTAATGGGAATACCAAGTTATTTTTCCTATATAGTAAAAAATCATTCAGATATAATAAAAAAATACAGTAAAAATCCAATTATAATTCATAATTTATATTTGGATTGCAATTCAATCATATATGATGCTGTTAACTTAATTGACAAAAAGGATTTACAAACAAAAAATATAATCAATTTTGTAATTGAAAAAATAGAAATGTTAATTAGTATTTTTAATCCAAAAAAAAAAACTTTTATTGCTTTTGACGGTGTAGCTCCTATTGCCAAACTTAATCAACAACGAGAAAGAAGATATAAATCATGGTATATATCTGAAGTATCAAAAAAAATTTTAGATAAACAAAATTCTTGGAATACATGTTTTATAACACCAGGTACCAATTTTATGTCTGAATTAAATAATCAATTAATAAAGTATTTTAAAAAGCAAAAAAAAATAATTTTATCGACTAGTGATGATCCGGGAGAAGGAGAGCACAAAATTTTTGATTATATACGTATAAATAATAAAAATAAAGAACATAATAACGTAGTATATGGATTAGATGCAGATTTAATAATGTTAAGTTTAAATCATTTACCTATTTGTCCTAAGTTATACTTATTTAGAGAAACACCTCATTTTATAAATAGTATTTGTAAAGAATTAGAACCAAACGAATATTACTTATTGGATATACCTGAATTATCCAATATAATTGAATTAAATATGAATATGGATAAAATAAATAAAAAATGTATATACGATTATATATTTCTTTGTTTTTTTTTGGGAAATGATTTTATGCCTCATTTTCCATCAATTAATATTAGAACTGGTGGAATTGAAAAAATGTTAAATGCTTATTCCGCTACTATAGGTTCGACTAAAGAAATACTTACTGATGGTAAAATAATTTATTGGAAAAATGTTAGGAAGATTGTTTTATTTTTAGCTGAACAAGAAGAAAATATGTTAAAACAAGAATATATTTTACGCAATAAGAGAGAAAAATATATATTACCTATGGATACGAAAGAAAATATTTTTAAAAAATTCGACTTATTACCAAGTTATGAACGAAACCTAGAAAAATATATTAACCCTTTTTCTAATGGATGGGAAGAAAGATATTATAAAATATTGTTTAATATTGAATATTGTGAAAAAAGAATTAATACTATTGCAAATAATTATATAGAAGGTTTAGAATGGACAATGAAATATTATACATCAGGATGTCCTAACTGGAGATGGAGCTATAATTATAGCTATCCCCCACTATTAAAAGACTTATTAAAAGTAATACCATATTTTGAAACTGAAATGATAATGAATAAAGTTAAAAATCCGGTTCATCCATTAGTTCAGTTAAGTTATGTATTACCTAAAAGAAGTTTAAATATTTTGCCAAATGAATATTTTACTATTTTAAATAGTAAAGATTGGTATCAAAATAATTGTGAATTTAAATGGGCGTTTTGTAAATATTTTTGGGAAAGTCATGTTCAATTACCAGAAATAAATATCCAAGAATTAGAAACTTTAATAGAAAATATTGAAAAAGAAAATATTAATCATACTCTTGAGAATTAATTTGAATTTAATATAATATATACTTAAAAATATATATTATAGTATTAATAAATATGTCCCAAAAGGAAATTATTAGTGAAATCAAAGATAGAAATGCTTTTTTGCATTTATTACAATTAAATCCAGGACTTATTGTAATTAAATTAGGCGCCGAATGGTGTGGTCCTTGTAAACAAATCGCAAATGTTGTACATGCTTTTTTTGCATCCTCGCCATCGGATGTAGTTTGTGGCGACATTGATATTGATGTAAGTTTCGATTTTTATGCATATTTAAAATCAAAAAAAATGGTTAATGGCGTACCTGTATTATTATGTTATAAAAAAGGAAATACTAATTTTATTCCAGATGATAGTGTAACTGGTGCTGACCCAGCAGCATTAAATTCTTTTTTTAAAAGATGTGGAAATCATTTATTAAATGTTCAAAAACAATATCCTCTAACAGCAAGTCAAAATAAAAAACCAATTATTCCACAAACATTATCAAAATCAATATAACTAAAAAATAACTGAAATTAATATATAATATATAGTTAATTATAAATTAAATTAACTTCTTATCCTTTGGTAAAATTCTCGTACTTTCTTATTAATACGTATTTTATTTATATCAAAAGATGTTAAATATAAACCTCCTAAGCTTTTCACTCTTGATAAGGCAACATAAGTTTGTCCACACTCAAAAACCGAACTACCAACATCAATTTCTGCATAGTCTAAAGAACATCCTTGTGACTTATGAATAGTTATAGCCCAAGATAATATTAAAGGTATTTGAGTTATTCCAATTCCAGGAATATTTTCACTTGGCCAAATATGATAATTCATAATTACTTCCTCCCCGCTATAAAACTTAACCATTGGTAACCCCTCTGAAGTTATTTTGGTAACAATACCCTGACTACCATTACATATTGTAAAACCATTTGAAAATTCTAAATTTGCTATACTCATAACCTGTGCGCCAACTTTAATTTTTAATATTTTTTCACACAACATATTACTTTCAATATAATTTAATTCAACTTTTATTTGTTCTGGTGTAAATCGTTGTTTATATTCTTTTTCTTTATTAGAAATTGGCAAATCTAAACAACTTTTGCTTTCATATATTTTTTCTTCAGTAAGCAAATTTTTCATTTCTTCATAATTAAGCATATCAACTTTAGATCGAATTGGATATAATTTAGTTGGTTTAATACCATTATTATTGTTATCTTTTTTATTTATATTTTCTAATAATTTATTATAATTACTTTTTCGTAGTTTACCTTCCCTAATTTCATTTAAAATAGAACAATATATTTCATCTTTTTGACGAAATATTTTTTTTAATTCAATATGATTTAGAATTGAAAAAGTTTGCATCCAATATTCACTTTCAAAACAAAAACTAACTGTATCAGGTTCTTCTTTATTTCCAACTGGAGGTAGTTGATAAAAATCTCCTGAAAATATAACCTGAATACCTCCAAATGGTTTTGAGTTATTTCTTATTTTTTTACCAACAGCATCAAGCATTTCGAATATTTTTTTTGACATCATACTTACTTCATCTACAACTAATATATTAATATCTTTCCAAGCGGCTTTTTTTACAATATTTTTTATTATTTTATTTACATGTTGGTCAATAGAACTATTCGCTAGAAAAATTCCGGACCATGAATGTAATGTTTTAGCTTTACATGATAATAGTAAAGCAGCACAACCAGTCATTGCGCATATTTGAATTTTTTTATGATTTAATTCGGCATGTTTTTTAATTTCTTTAATTAACATTGATTTTCCTGTACCTCCAGGTCCTGTAATAAATATATTTTCTCCTTGAATATATTTATTAAATGCTAATTTTTGTTCATTTGAAAACATTTGTTCATTCATTCTTAAAATATGTATATATTAATTAGTTTATATCTTTATTACCATTTTTATATCAATTTTTTAAATAAACATTTAGTTACAATCTTATAACATGGAACCGTATAATTTACGTCCTAATCAAAATAATACCAAAGTTAGGTATAGAAGGTACTTGTAGTACATTAACGGATAATGGATGTGGATATAAACAAAAATGTCATATTATTACATCCTTTCATATTTGAATTTTAAAAAACATTATTTAATTGGTAAAAATTTTGATTTCCATAAAATAAATAAGAAAATAATTTTTGCAAATAACTATTATTATTATTTTTTACTGCATTGATATTCTCTTTCTGAGTAAAATCTGCTATACTTGGTAATAAACAAGATAATTTTTGTTGCGTATGTGTTATTACCCATGGTAAATTATTTTCTTCATTTAATACTTTATGATAATTCTGATAATAAGATAAAGCGTCCAAATCATCTTTATGTGAAATTTTAAGTTGTATCCTTAGGTTATTTTTTTTTTGATTTAATGACCCCACATGTATTAAATTCGCATCGAATAGAATTATATCTCCTTTACTACAAATTAAATGTTTAACAGGATCAGTAATATTATATTGAAAGGAGTGAACACTTAAATGACTTGTTGGAACAACACCTAAACATTTTTCCATGTCTTCCAAATAAATAAGCATAGTGTAAGATTTATTACTTTGTTTATCATTAAAAAAATCACCATTATAGTCTCGGTGGCAAGTATGTACGGCTGATTTTTTTATTACCAACATATAATCTTGAAATTCATAATTATCTCCTATTTCTCTCTTTATAATTTTATTTAAACTATTATTTTTTAATAATTCTTCCTTTACTAATGAATATTTGTCATTTAAGCATTGATTTTTTAAATTATCAATAAAATTTTTTTTAAACGTATTTTTAATTACAATTAGTCCATCTTTATTTAAATTATACATTTTGGAGGATAGTATATCTACTCCATAAACGAACCGAAATAGAATAAAAACAAAAATTATTAGTATAAGAAATAATGATAAATACAATCCTATAGAAGACATATAATAGTTAAAGAAATTATAATAGGCATATTGATTAATAATTAGAATTATTAATAATTAAATTTGTTTATATTTTTATTTAAAATACTTATTATTTGTATAATATGGATATACATGATTTAAATATAGATAATTATGATATTAACGATATATTACATTTATTTCAAATATCTATTAATTTTAACGAAGAAGATTTAAAAAAGGCAAAAAAAATTGTATTAAAAACTCATCCTGATAAATCTGGATTAAGTCCTGATATATTTTTATTTTATTCCAAAGCTTATAAACAATTATATTCTATATGGGAATTTTCTAATAAATATCGTATTTCAAAAAATAATAATAATTATACAATAGATGATTTAGATGAAAAAAATCATAAAAATCAATTAACATTTAGTAAAGATAAAAAAAAAATTTTAACAAAATTATTTTCTGATGACACTTGGGAAGATCCTAATAAATTTAATCAATGGTTTAATAATGCATTTGAAAAAAATTATATTGTTTCAGAGGATGATTCTAACGGATATGATACTTGGTTTAAATCAGATCAAGATATAGAAATAGTAGAGGGTGAAATTTTCAATGAAGAAGATTTAATTCAAAAAAAAAAAAATATAAGAGATTTAACTATTCATAAAGAAATATTAGAAGTAAATTCTTTTGGTTCTTACGGAACATCATTAAATCAAACAATAACTAATGACTATACATCAGATCCATTTAGTAATTTATGTTATGAAGATCTTAAAAAAGCATATACAGAAACGGTAATTCCTGTAACAATAGATGATTTTGATAAAATACCTAAATTTAAATCTATTAATGATTATGAAAGTTATCGAAATTCACAAAATCTAATTCCCCTATCTGAAAAACAAGCAACTGAATATCTTAATAATAAAATTAATATGGATAATTCAGAAACGAATTACAGATCCTATTATCTAACTAAACAAACAGAAATAATGAATAAAAAACAGGATGAATTTTGGACAAATTTAACGAAAATTACAAATAAATAAAATAATATTCAACTTATATTTAAGACTTATTACAACTAAATAAAATATAATATAATTATATATGAAATCGTTAGGCTCATTTAATAATGTATTAATGCTTATTGTAATACTAGTTGTGTTAGGAATATTATATAGAAGATTTGAAAATAAACGATTAGAAGAAGAAAATATGGATAGTTATAATGCAATTCGTAAATATTTACATTTAGATAAAGATCTTATTACTAGTAAAAAACCTATCTTATGGATACATGTACCTTATGAATATAATTCAAGAAATTGGTTAAGTTTTGGGTCAAGAACCTCTTTAGATTTAAATCAACCTTATTTATATTTAACAATAAGATCTATAATAGAAAAAAGTAGTAACTCTTTTAAAATATGTATTATTGATGATCAGTCTTTTGAAAAACTAATACCTAATTGGAATATTAATGTAAAAACAATTTCGGATCCTATATTATTAAATATAAGGCAACTAGGATTAATGAAGTTACTTTATATTTATGGAGGAATGGTGTGTCCAATTTCATTTTTATGTATGAAGAATTTAATTGATATGTATAAAATTGGTACAAGAAATAATAAAATGTTTATTTGTGAAAATAATAATCATAATATTACCTCTAGTACATATGAATTTTATCCAGACATATATTTTTGCGGAGCAACAAAGGAAAATCCAACTATTTATAAATTAATAGATTTTATGCAGCGTATAATATCAACAGATACTACATCTCAAAGTGTATTTTTAGGTGATTTTAATAGATGGTGTGAAGCTAGAGTAAATGAAAATAAAATTAATATAATAAGTGGATTAGATATTGGAATTAAAAATATAGAAGAAGAACCTATTAAATTAGAAGATTTAATAAGTCAAAATTATTTAAAATTATATCCAAATACATATGGAATATATATACCTTCAAATGAAATATTAAAAAGACGAAAATATGAATGGTTTGCCAGATTATCCGAAAAACAAGTATTAGAAAGCGATACTATTATAGGAAAATATTTATTATTATCTATTACGCCAATTGCTCAACAATCAATTTTAGAACCATTAAAAACAAAACCTAATTGGGTTGGTTTTTGGAAAACACCAGGATATCCTGGATTATATGGGTTAAAACCAAATTTTTTAGGAGACAATTTACTTCGTTCTTCTTATACAGGACGTTAATATATATTATACCGACCAAAAAGAAAACCACTTTTTTATATTAGAAACGCGGATTATTTACTATTATATACAAACGTAATAAAAGTATTTTTGTATATAATAATAATAAATGGAAAAACCAAAGAAGAAAATGATGAAATATATATTTTAGCTCAATAAAAATGAGTACAGAAAATCAGCTAATCCGCATTTGAAATGTAAAAAGGTGTCTCCTTTTTTTTTAGGTCGGCGTAATTTAAACTATATGTATCAAAGTAAAAGTCATCTATAATTTTATATTTTCTACTTTCTTTTCTACCATAATAATAATAATGAATTTTACAATCCTTTTCATTATTAAAGGTTAAGTCTTTATTTAATAAAAGATATGTTTCCCAATTAAAATCTTTTGGTATTACAAATAAAATATAAATTCTACCTTCTTTAAAACCAAAGTTTGCATAATGAGTAATACAATCCTTTTCATTATCAAAGGGTAAATCTGTATTTAAAGCTAAGTATAATTGCCAATAAAAATCTTTTGGTATCATACGTAAATTATAAACTCTACCTTCTTTACACCCAAAATTAGTATAATGATCAATACAATCCTTTTCGTTATTAAAGATTAAGTCTTTATTTAAAGCTAAATAAGTTTCCCAATAAAAATCTTTTGGTATTACAAATAAATTATAAACTCTACCTTCTTTACACCCAAAATTAGTATAATGATCAATACAATCCTTTTCGTTATAAAAGGTTAAATCTTTATTTAAAGCTAAATAAGTTTCCCAATTAAAATCTTTTGGTACCATAAGTAAAGTATAATTTCTACCTTCTTTATAACCAAAGTTTGCATAATGATTAATACAATCCTTTTCATTATCAAAGGTTAAGTCTTTATTTAAAGCTAAATATAGTTGCCAATAAAAATCTTTTGGTATCATAAGTAAGTTACAACTTCTACCTTCTTTACAACCAAAGTTTACATAATGATCAATACAATCCTTTTCGTTGTCAAAGGTTAAGTCTTTATTTAATTCTAAATAAATTTCCCAATTAAAATCTTTTGGTTTTATAAACAAGGTATAAATTCTACCTTCTTTATAACCAAAATTTGCATAATGATTAATACAATCCTTTTCATTATCAAAGGTTAAGTCTTTATTCAAAGCTAAATATAGTTGCCAATAAAAATCTTTTGGTATCATAAGTAAGTTACAACTTCTACCTTCTTTATAACCAAAATTAATATAATGATCAATACAGTCCTTTTCATTATCAAAGGTTAAGTCTTTATTTAATTCTAAATAAATTTCCCAATTAAAATCACTTAATTTATTCATATATATTATTTGCTATAACAAATAATATTATTCAATAAAAATGTAATATATTATATCATAACTAGAATTTATATATTTTATTTTGGAAGTGTATACGATTTTATTAGAGTTACATATTTGCCTTAATACAGTAGTAAAACTATTATAAGTTAGTTTTGTATCTATATATTTTTGTTTAGAAGTATGATAACATGGTTTACATTCTTCTAAAAAAACATTGATCAAATTGTTAAATAAACCTTTTTTAAAAGAGTCTTTATTAAGAATATATGTTTTTTCGGTTTTAACGCATATTTTTTCTAATAAATCATACATACTTTTTTTGGAAATAATTGTTTTAAATAATTGAGTAGTCATTATATATAGATATATACTAAAAAATTATAATATATTAATAAGATTATTTGTAAATAATGATAGTTCAATCTCATCTTCATGTATGTTATGAAAAACAGTAATATATTTACATATAAAAGGTATTATACTATATTTTTGATTTTCATTTAATAATTGGGTTGTTTTTACAAATAAAAAATAGTTATCTAAAATATCCATTACGGAGTAGCCTTTATCATAAATTTCATAAAGTATTTTTATTGCTTTATTTAATTCTTTTGATTTAACTAACTTTGTGTATTCTTCAAAAGTAAAAAAATTTATATTAGTACAAATTTTATTTGCCAAATCCAATGTAACAGGCATATTTAATAACTTAAATTTTTCCATATAATTAATTAATATTTTAGCTGTATTATTACTTACATTTAATATAAATTCCTCTGCATCTTTGTCCATTATTATTTCTTCTTTTTGTTTAATTTTATTCATAATTATATACATTTTATCACGTTGAAGTGGCTTCATTTTTAATATAATTAATCGAGATTGTAAACTTTCTATTACTTTTTGAATATTACTACAAGAAGCGATAAAATGTACATTATGATTATATTTATCTATACAGTTTCGAAAAACTTGTTGACTTTGTTCATTGATTAAATCAATATCATCTAATACAATAATTTTTTTTTTATATTTTATAGAACAGCATATTTGGCAAAATGTTTTAACGTCATTTCTATAATAATTAATGCCTTGTTCTTTTAAATTATTGATATAAAGTATATTTTCTTCATATTGTTCATAATTAAATCCTTCATAGTATTCTTTAATTATAGCATTTAATAAAATGGTTTTTCCTGAACCTACATCGCCAATTAATAATATATTTAAATTATCTAATTTAACTAATGTATTTAAAATAGTAATAATTTCATCATCAATTTCAAAATCTTTAAAAAAAATGGGTTGAAATTTATGTAAAAATAATATATTTTCTTTAGAAAAAGTATTATTTACTATTGACATTTATAAATATATTATACGTTAATAAATATTTAAGTATATCTATATTATTAATAATATGTCAGAAAATTATTACAATATTCTTGGGGTTAATGAAAATGCTAGTCAAGATGAAATTAAACAAGCCTATAGAAAAATGTCATTAAAATACCATCCAGATAAAAATCGGGGGGATACAGAAGCAAGTAGTACCTTTCAAAAAATTAGTGAAGCCTATGAAAATATTGGATCAGTAGAAAAAAGACGAGAGTACAACGCTAAAAAAAATAATCCATTTAATCCTATTTTTGGGAATGAAATGGGAACTAATGTAGAGGATCTATTTGCAAATTTTTTTGGTGGTGGTCAAATGGGAGGTTTCCCGGGCGGACTTTTTGGAGGGGATATGGATCATCTTCATTCACAAGGAGGCATAGGACCTAAAATTCATATTTTTCATAATGGTTCAGGCGGTCCAGGTATTCATTTTATGAGAGGAGGAGTAGGTCCTATTCCAACACCCAAACCATCTCCTATAGTTAAAAATATAAATATTAATATGGAACAAGTATTAATGGGGTCTAATATTCCAGTTGAAATTGAAAGATGGGTAATAGATAATGGTAATAAAATATTTGAAAAAGAAAATATTTATATTAATATACCAAAAGGTATAGATGAAAATGAAATGATAATTTTGTCAAATAAAGGAAATGTAGTTAATGAAAATTGTAAAGGGGATGTAAAATTAATTATAAAGATAAATAATAATACCGAGTTTGAGAGAAATGGATTAGATTTAATTATGCATAAAAATATTTCTCTCAAAGACTCCCTTTGTGGATTTACTTTTGAATTAAAATATATTAATAATAAAGTATATACAATAAATAATAATAGCGGAAATATTATACCTCCTGATTATAAAAAAATCATTCCCAATATGGGGTTAACGAGAGAAAATCATGTCGGTAACTTATGTATTATATTTCATGTTATTTTTCCTGAAAAAATAGCAGATGATAAAATTGTTTTATTGAAAGATATTCTTTAAATATTTATATATTATTATTATATATGGCAGGAAGACCTAGAGTTATTAGGAATATACAATCTTATATAAATAATATAGATAACAATACTTGGTCCGGACCAATGAAAATGGGAACTAGTCCTAGTGTAGGAGTAACTCATAATTATTGGCATAATTATCAATCACAATGTAACCAAACCGCAGGAGCAGTTAAGAAAAGTTATGCAAATATGGTTTTCCTAAATATAAATCCTTCTATAACTCCTGTTCCGGCAGCATTCCCCCAATCACAACAAGGTTTATATAATAATTATCCTGGAAGAGCACAACCGTTAACAGTTTATCAAGGAAAGTTATTTGCTCCAGGACGTATGGCAAGATTTTACACAAGTCATAATCCATATTATACTAATAATCGTAATATACCTTCTGAACCTTATCCAATTTCTACTGTTCTAAATGTAACTAGGGGTAAATACTAAAATTAGTAAAGTTAGTATATTGAGATGGAACATCTCTATTCATTCCTAAATTTTGATAAAATCTTCCACATACTTGAGATTTATTACACGAAGTTGCGGTTCTTAACTTGGCTCTTCTATTAGCTGTACTATTTCCACCAACACCAGACCCGGATATATATTTATTATATATATTTTGAGGTTGATTACAAATGACCCCATAGGATGGGTTTTTTCTACCACCAGCGCCACCTTTTTTCTTATATAAAAAACCATAATTTCCGTACCATAATTGTCCGCCTCCATTAGAACCAATATTTTGAATTAAGTTAGTCATTATCTTTAATAACCATAGATAATATAAAATTTAAAATAATTTTTATTTTAAATTTTAATTTTATTGTACAAAAAGTATTATGTGATTTTTCTACTAGGAATATCCGAACTAACTAAATAAATAGAATTCTCTGTTATAATTATATATTCATTACTACTTTTATAAAATTTAACTATAGAAGATGTGTATTCATCTTCACTTTTTACTAATAATTTTTCTCCATTATCTTTTACACCAATTAAAGCTTTCTTATCTAATGAAACTGTCCAATAGTCTAGCATAATAGGTTTATCCTCTACAATACTTAACTTTGCAGCATGTTTTAATGTAACATCAGTAGGAAGTCTATAATTAGTCTCGGCTGAAGAAACAACCGATGTAGAAGCTGTATTATTATTAGCTTTAAATTCAGACATTTATATTATATGAAATTATAAATCTTTAAATACTTATATATATTTATTAATATATAAGAATTTATTTTAATTTAATAAAGTATAATGAAAACTATAGTTAATAATTATAATTACTCATTAAATAATAACTCAAATTTTAAAAAAAAAATATATTATACTACGAACAATGCAATAGATAAATATATTAAGTTAATATTTGAATATATAATATATATCTTGGATAATTTAAAAAATAACAATAATGATTATTATGAATTTATAACAATACGAGGTCTAGACACAATTCATCATGTTTATCATTTATTATTGTTATATACTAATAATATAGACATAACCTATTTTCACGTACAAAAAGCAATATATTTTTATATAGAATTTATTCAACAAATAAGTACTGAAGAAAATATTTTTTTACAGTTAACATCTCGTGATGCAACAATGTATGTTTATAGAAAAACAATATTTGAAATTAATAATGATTTTAGAAAAAATACAACAAAAGATGGAAAGGATAAATTAGAAATAATAATAGTTTCAACCAATATTATAAAATCAATATTTTTAAATATAATACTACAGAATAAAAATTTGGAAAAAAACAAAATAATGAGTGAATATCTAAATGATTTTGAAAAAATAGGAGAATATATATATTTAATAAAAGAAATAGAAACATTAAAAATTATTGAAAACTTTGTATTAGATATTAACTTAATCAAATGTAGCTTTAAAACTTATTTATTTACAATAAATTTAGTGTTAAAATACTTAATTGATAATAAAACAAAAATTAATATTTTTTTGGAAAAAATCAATAATGAAAATTGGAAAAAAATACTGCTTCAAGATAATAAAATTTTAATACAAAATTATTTAATATAATAAATTATTTAATAAGTAACTATAATTTGTTTTCTCCTGATTTTTTTCTTTTTATCCTTTAATAAATCAACATTAACCTTTGTATTTATTTGACAAATTTGAGAGTATTCATTATTTAATATTATTTTTAAATAATCGTAAATTAATAATAATATTTTTTCATCACACTTTCCTACAATTAATACACTACCTGTACGAAAAATCATAAAGGATACTTCCGTAATATTTTTATATTTATCTCTATTTTCTTCGGAAATTTGTGATCCAGATTGAATTATTAAGTCCGAATTATAATAAAATTTGCATTGTATACCAGGATATGAACATGGATCATATATAGATTGAATATTATATTTTAACTTTAGAATATCATACAATGTCTCTCTATTTATATAAAACCCACAATTAAAATTTGAATTTATTAAAACAGTTTCTTCACTATTAGGTTTATATTCCAATTTTTCTTTTAAATAAGGTTGAATAATATCAACTATCATTTCTAGAACTTTCTGAAATGTTTCTTCGTTTTGTATACCGGGTATTTCTATTTTACCTGTATTAAAAACTTTTACATGAAATTCTTTAAATACCTTATCAATTTTAATACGTAAAATTAAAACAAAACAATTATAAAATGCACTTTTTCTTTTACACCTATAACTCATAATATCTTTTTTTGAAACTCCAATACTAACTTTTCTTATATCTTTAAATTTAATTCTTCCATTAGGATTATCTATACTAGTCATTATATATTCTTCATAAAACTCTACATTTGCTAACTTATTTTGAATTATTTCTAACTCCTCTTTACATATAGAATTAAACTTTATTTGTTTTTTTATAATTCCATTTTTAGCTTCTGTATATGGAATTACAGGGACTGACCAAAATATTTCTTTCAAGTCAATAAAACTATTTAAATAGGCAATTTTCGTCTTAGTGGAAATATATATATTAGTAGCTTTGGGAACATTTTCATTAGTGTCATCAAAAATCATTTCTTTTTCATAACCGTTTAAATTTATGTTAGAATAACTATTTAAATAATTGCTAGAGTTATTAATATCATTTTCGTTTTCATCATTATCATAGTCATCCCCTTTATTATAATTTTCCCATTCACTATTTATATCCATGCTAAATATTTTCTATTATAAATAGAATACTTTATATTACTTTTGTTTCAATTATTTATTTTATTTGTATAATTTAGAGGACAATTATTTATGTTTAAAGAAAATATTGTATATGAAAAAAATAATTCAGAAAGAAAGAAATCTGAATCTATTAAAATTAATTCAACTTTAAATTCGAATATTCAATATGATTTAGACCAAATTTACTTTGATCCGAATAAAGGCTCCCCACCAAATTTATTTATAAATAAGTTATTAATTCGTATAAATAAATATAATTTATTTGAGAAAAAATTGTAATTTTATTATTACATAATTAAGTATATAAGTATTTTTACAATCCTGAATATGCATTATATTTTCAACAAAATTTAAAAATTCAGTTGTAACTATTTCTTCTTTATACCTAATAATAAAATTTAGATAGTCTTTTACAATTTTTTTTTTATCAACATTATATTGAATTCCAATTTCATTTATATATTCTCTAATATTATTAATATTATTATTATTTAATTTAATGATATTGGTCAAATCATCCCAAATGGATTTATCCATTATTTTTAACTCCGAAGTACAATTATTAATATTTTGATTTAATTGTATAAAATTAATCATACTTCTTAGATCAGACTTAAATAAACGTTGTATAGACTGTAATGAAGATAGTGGAATATTTAACCCTTCGCAAAGAGAAATTTTATTTAAAAATGAAATTATTTTGTCTTCAGGTAATTGATTAAAACGTAAACGAATAAATTCATTTTGTAAACCTTCATCAATACGACTAATATAATTGCAAATAAGACAAAAACGAACAGTTTTATAATAATTTTGTAACAAATATCGTAATGCTTGTTGAGCATTTTTTGTCATATAATCAACTTCATCTAAAATAACAAATTTCATACCATTGTAAAATAAAGGTTTTGAGTTGACAAAAAAATGTATTTGATTTCGTATAATATCTATACCTCTTTCATCAGATGCATTTAAATGAATAATTAATCCTTTATTTTTTATTCCATTTTCTTCTTGATAAGACTCAATTAAGTTTATAATAGTGGTTGTTTTACCCGTTCCAGGAGGTCCATAAAATAGTAAATTAGGAAAATAAGAGGTTTTAATTATATTTTTTAAAATTATTTTATTTAATGGATCTAATACAATATCATCAAATGTATTTGGTCTATATTGTTCAACTAACGGAGTACTAGACATATTAATAAATATATAAATTTATATATTTAAACCTTTCATTAAAAAAAAACAATTTAATATATACCATTAAAGTATATATTAAAACTATTTAAATTAATTTCATGAAATTAATTTATATATTGCGATGAGTGAAATTGTTATTAAACAAAAAAGAGGTAGAAAACCAAAAAATCAACTATCTTTGTTAATAAACGAAAAAGAATTAAATAAACCAGTTGAAACAACTGAAAATAATTTCGAATCTAAAATATCAATAGATACACATAGTGATTTATTGACAGATTTGGAAAATAATAATGATAATGGGGGCGAAATAGTGAAACAAACAATTAATAAAAAACGTGGTAGAAAACCAAAAGGAGGCAAAATAATTCAAAATATTATTTCTTCCTCCGGTAATGATACTAATGCCAAAATAAGTGTAATTCTTCATTTAAAATGTTTTTTAAAAGATTTGGAAAGTAATTTACTAAGCTCAAATATAGAATCTTTCGATTTTTCTAATTATACAAAAGATTTATCCTATGAAATAATTAATAAAAATAATACTCCAACTGAAGCTAATAAAGTAATTTGTAATACCAATGAAAATAATAGTAATGATGATTATGATGATGATTATAATAATAACTATAACAAAGAACATGAAACAAAAGAGATTTGGAAAAAATTAAAGCAATTAGAACATAATTTACATATTAATAATATAAATAACAAAAAATCAGCCTGTTTTTGGTGTACTTACGACTTTGATAACCCTCCAATATACATACCAAAGTTTTTTATAAAAAATTCCTATCATGTATACGGATGTTTTTGTAGTCCAGAATGTGGCGTTGCATATTTAATGAATGAAAATATTGATAGTTCTGCGCGATTTGAAAGATACTATTTAATGAACCATATTTATGCCAAAATATATGAATATAAACAAAATATTAAGCCATCCCCAAATCCATATTATATATTAGATAAATATTATGGAAATTTATCAATACAAGAATATAGGTCGTTACTACGTAAAGAAAGATTATTTTTGATAATAGATAAGCCGCTTACTAGAATAATGCCAGAGCTACATGAGGATAATGATGATTTTATAATTAATAATAAAATTATTCCATCTAATTATCAAAATAAAAAAAAACTTCCTAAAAAAAGTATGAGTAAAAATAATATATTAAATGAAAAATTTGGTATGTCATAAGTAAGTTTTTAAATTGTACTTTTTCATTTAAACGCCTATTTTATAGGTAATAGTACTACCAATTATTTAAAAATTCATCTAAATCTGTATTTTCATCTAAATTTTCCAATAAATAGTTTGGATGGTATTTTTCTACAATATATTTCTCTCTTACTTTTTCCCATAACCATTTTCTTAATTGTTTTTTGAAACGTAAAGAATAATATAAATGACGAAAATTATTTACTATTTTTATATTTTTTTTTACCTTAATTAAAGTATTATTGTTAATATAATTCAATATATCACAGATTGGATTATTATCATTATAAAAATAGACTATTTTTTCAGGTAAGTCTGGTAAATAAGTTAATTTATTATCAAAACAAAATAATTTTTCTAGATTTCGTGGTAAAGTAGGTAATGAAGTTAATTGATTACCCGAACAATATAATTCTTTTAGATATTTTAATCTGGTTAAATCAGGTAATGAAGTTAATAGATTATTAGAACAATATAATTTTTCTAGATTTGGTGGTAAAGTACTAGGTAAAGAAGTTAATTTATTATTAGAAAAATATAATTCTTTTAAATTTTGCGGTAAAGTATGCAATGAAGTTAAATTATTATTAGGACAATATAATACATCTAGATTTTGCGGTAAAGAAGGTAAAGAAGTTAATTTATTATAAGAACAATATATTTCTTTTAGATTTTTAAATCTGGTTAAATTAGGCAAAGAAGTTATATCTCTACCTTCAATACTAAGCGTTATTATGTCTTCAGATAAAGAATTCAAATATGTTTCAATCGCGGGTTTCATTTTGATATGTAAATGTATTAGTTATCTTTCTTTATTAATTCAATAACTATTTTCGTGAATTATTTGAGTAAGTAAGTAGTTTTATTTATAAGTAATCCTATATACAATTCTTACTATTTATTTCAATTTTTATTATAATTAATTAGTTTGTAAAATACTTATCCATTTGATAAAATTAGCTTTAAACAAAAATTTTTTATGTAATTTAATAGTTATTGGATTTTCTTGATTATTTTTTAAATCACTTATTTTATCAAAAATAATATCAGGATAATTATAATCAACTATATAGTTATTATCAATTATTTCTTTTACGGCGCCACAATTAATATCTGCAATTACAGGTACGCCTAAATAGTAGCTTTCAGCATATATACATCCAAATGTTTCATTAAATTTGGAAGATAATACACATAAAGATGACTTAATAACTTCACTATATTTTTCCTTAGATAATGGTTCATGAATAATAATATTATCATTAAATTTAGCTTTTAATTCCTCTTTATAATCATTATATATATCCATTCCATACCCAGGGTTCATTAATACTAAAATTAATTCATTATCTTTATTTAATAATTTTTCAAATAAGTGAACTACATCTTCAATTCCTTTTTGCCACGCAGATGCATATACTATATGATTTTTATTAACAGAAACAGTTTTATTAGCAACGGATGTAAATTCATTTTCGTAAAGAATATTATAAATAACTATTAATTTATTTTCAGCAATTTTTAATTCCAAACTATTAAGATAATCGATAAATAATTGTTTACAGTAATAACTATTAAAAACAAATTTAATATTTTTATTATTTAAGAAATTATCTATTAAGTAATGTTTAAAAAATTCAATATTTTCATTATAATAATTTTCTAAATGATCATTATTATCTAAAAATAATTTCATACTTGGAATATCATGTATCCATAAATATACTGAGCAGTTACTAACTTTTTTACGAAAATATTCTTCATAAGGGAAAAATCGTTGAAGAATTATTTTGTCATTTTTATTAAAATTATGATTTCTTATATTAGTATTATTAGAATATAAAACATTATCTATTTTATAGGAATTTTCTAAAGATCTATTAAAACAAAATACCGGATTATCAATAATTTTTGAAAAACTGTTTACTAGGTTATAAAATTGGTATTCACTAGCACCAATCGCAACATTCTTTATTGAATTATGATTTTTTTCACTAGTATTATCTATAAATATTAAATTTGAGTTATTCATTTTATTATTATATAATAATTTAATTAAATAATAATTAAATACCAAACTTATTAAATATTATTTAATTTAAAACAACTTTTATTTCTTGTTCCTTTTTGTTATAATCTAATATAGAGCTATCCATTTTTTTCCTTAACTGTTTGTATATTTCTTGATTTAAAGAAAAACGGTTTTTTCTATTTTTTTCTTTATCTGATATACCAAGGTAATTTTTTATTACTAATATATAATTATTGTTATATTCTAGTAATTTACTTTTTGCTTCCTCATTAGTATAATTTGTTTGACGCATAATCAAATCTATATTAGTTTGCTGTACGTCGTCGTCCATATGATTTAAATAAATGATTTTTTAAATCATATTAAACGAATAATACTATAGTAGTATATAGTAGTAAATACACAATGAGTAATATGAGTTCACTAAAATTTGATTTATCTCCTTTATTAAACGATGTAAATGATCTAGTTGAAAAAAGAGTAAATATATTATTAAGTAATTTTACAGAAAAATTCCTTAATTATGAAGAAACATACAATACAGTAATGAGTATTGCAAATAAATCCTATAAATCAGAACTAAATATTGAATGCTATAATAGTAGTAATGAAATAATTAAAGATGAAACAAAATCAAATGAAATTAAAAATGAAAATAATTTTAATGATATTATTTTATGCATAAAAGAAACTCTTCATAATGAAATTAAACCAATTCATCATGAAATTAGTTTAATAAAAGACTTACAAAATAATCAGGATAACAAAATAAATAATTTTAAAGAAGAATTATTAAATATTAATGAAAAATGTAATTTTATTGAAAAATTAGAAAAATCATTTTTTGATTTAAAAGAAGAACTTTTATTTTTAAAAACTGAAGTTGAATTGTTAAAGACAACTAATACAGAAGAAAATATAACATTAAAAATAGAAGAAGTAAAATCAAATGTTGATGATTGTTTAAATAAAAATAATATGAAAGAAAAAACGGATAATAAAAAAGAAGTTGTGGTGGTAACAATTGATATAAAAGAAGATAAAGTTGAAAAAAATGAACAGGAAGAAATAGAGGAGGAAGAAAAAGAGGAAGAGGAAGAAGAAGAGGAAGAAATAGAGGAGGAAGAAAAAGAAGAAGAGGAAGAAATAGAGGAGAAAGAGGAAGAAGAAGAAGAATTATTTGAAATTGAAATTGATGATATTACTTATTTTACTAATAACGAAGAAAACGGAATAATTTATGAAGCAATAAATATGGAAGAAGTAGGAAATAAGGTTGGGTATCTTAAAGAAGGCGAACCATATTTTTATTAAAAATTTAATAAAAAATATATATTATATATTAAATGATAAGTTTTTGTTCTCCAGCTATTATTTATGTTATTTTTTCTATGACACAAATTATTATTGATTTATACAAAGGGTTGTTTAATACAGCATTAGTTAAAGGTTTTGTAATGATTATGGTTACTTTACTACTTAATATATTGTGTGAAAGAGGTTTAGGTGTAATTTCTTGGATTATTGTTTTTATACCATTTATATTAATGACGGTAATAGTTACTTTATTGTTATATTTTTTCGGATTAAATGCAACTTCCGGATATTTACATTATAATAAACAAATTCAGCCACAACAACATTATTATATATACCCAGACACAGCAAATATTAATAGCTATAATAATAAAAATTTAAATACTAATACAACTCCGCCACCACCATTAAATTTTAGCAGTAGTCCTGCGTTTCAAAATGTTTAGTAAAACAATTTAAATAGTATTAATTAACTAAACTAAGTATTTTCGATGTTATTTTTTTATACATTGCATGTTATAGTTTATATTCATTTTATTTCACAAACTCTTTTTTATTTTTACCCTAATAACTATTATTATTTTTATAACAAAATTAATTCTATCATAAATAAACTTGGTATAGATATAATTTTTAATTGTATTTATTATTACAGTAAAGTACAATTATGTTTAGTAAAAGTGAATATAAAATGGAAATCATTTATTGAATATTTGCAACTTAATAGTTTATATGATATATGTAGAGGAGGAGACGGATTATTAGAGGAACAATATAAATGTATTGCATTAATTAAAGATGGTGTTGTATTAAATCATTTTTGTTTAGAAAATAACACTATTCCTGTTAATGAGTTAATAAAATATGACAATAATTTTGATATTATATCATTTTGCGCCTTTGATACACCAAAAAATTATATTGCACTTTATAAATCTATTCCAGAAAGTATTCAATATATACCAACTAATTATCATTTTATTCATTTGGAAATATTATTGAATGATATTTCTATTATTATTCACTTAAACTCTGAAAACTATAATTATTATGTAGTTAATAATTTTATTAATGATAAATTTATTTTATATTTTTTAAAAATGTATTATTCAGATAAAGTTAATAATATTTCTAATGAGGATATTTTAAAGTATAAATTAATTATTATTGATAATAATGTTTTATATTTGGAAATTGATTATACCCAACAATTAACTTTTTATTTAGATAATTATATTGTTACTAAAGTTGTAGATGAAAATTTAAATATAATTAAAAATGACATTGCAAATAACTTAGAAAGGGAAAGCGAATATGTAGAGGAGTATAACATTGCAATTGATGAAGAGGAAAAAAACGAAAATTCTTATTATGTATTTGAAGAGTCATTAAATCATAAATTATCATCTTCATTAAATTTTGTAAAGGAAACCATAAATATAGTAGAAGAAGAGGAAATAATTGAAGAATATATGGAATATTAACTATTTAGTTTAATTAAATGTTATTTTAAATTATCTTGTAAAACAATTTAAAATAAAAATGAAATGAATATAGTATAGATGGTAAGTCCTCATTCAACAATGGCAACAGATATGTCTAGAATGGAAGATTTTCACTGTTTAACGGATAGATGGTCTATTTGGGCTCATTTACCACACGATACTGATTGGAGTATTGATAGTTATAAAAAAATATATACATTTGGAACGGTTGAAGAAACTATTGCAGTTACAGAAACTATACCTGATATTTTAGTAAAAAATTGTATGTTATTTATTATGAAAGAAGGCATAAAACCAACATGGGAAGATCCAAAAAATAGAAATGGTGGTTGTTTTTCATATAAAGTTTCTAATAAAAATGTATATGAAGTGTGGAAAGAGCTAACTTATTGTATTGTAGGAAATACAATTAGCGCAAAGTCATCATTTGTTGCAGGAGTAACGGGGATTACCATCTCACCAAAAAAAAATTTTTGTATAATTAAGATTTGGATGACAAATTGTCTTCATCAAAATCCAACTGTTGTTACATCAGACATTAAAGGTATTATTCCTAATGGATGCTTATTTAAAAAGCATATTCCTGAATATTAATATTTACTAAAAACTAAAACTATTTTTAAATATACTATTTAAATTTTTAATTCATAATTTTCTTTTTTCTCCCAATTTGCTTTTAACTTATATAAATCTAAATCATAATATTCAACTAATCTTAAAACACCAGTATTGTAATAATCATATGGGCCACTTGAACTTATAAAATGATCTTTATTATTAATCAACTTATTATTTTTATCCATTTTAAATATAATATCTTCTTTTTCAACACCTTTTTTTTTAAATTCTTGTGATTTATTTGGGTCTGTATTTTTTAATTCCATTAATGTATCCTTAAAATTATGGATAATTTTGTTTGAATAAACTCCTATATTCATAGAAGGAAAATTTTTTAAACATAGCGTAGTTGCATTATTTAAATTAATTTTGTCTAAATTATTTATAAAATTTTTCCCTACAACACATGTATCATGCATATAAAAATAATATTCATTATTATTCAAAGAAAAAAATTCCTGTATACCAATTAGTCCAGTAAAATCAATTGAGTTATTATTACAAGAAATATACGTAATATTATCATCAATATCCAATATATTATATTTTTTATTTTGATTATAATATCCTCCTATAAATACATATACTTTATGTTTTGAAAAATTATTCGATTGTTTTAAACTTAAAATTAATTTATTTAATGATATATCATTATCAATATAACTATTAATTACTATTTTTAATTTATTATTATTAAATTTTAGATGGTTCAAGTTTTCATAATTTTCACTTTTTGTTATAACGTATATTTTATAAAAAAAATATACAATTAATAATATAAGTACAAATAAAAATAATATGGATATTAATTGTTTTTTTTGATACATTTAAATGATATATATAATATTATATTTAATTTTGCAACTGAGCCAGTATTTTTATGTCTGGATATTTTAAAAATAAATTATTTAACTCATTTTTATTCAACCACATCCAACATTTATGTATTCCAAATGGTTTTTCAGCATAAATTGTTTCTACCGAAAAATTCATGGCTTGTGAAATACTAGGTTTTACAATTTCTACTTGCGGAAAATAATAACCATTAAAAAACTGATCTTCCGCTATATATTTTCCGTAAACATTTGGAAATACTACTTTTTGTTTATATTTCAATAATTCCTGCATTTTCTTTTTATTTCTTAAAGAAAGACCACCATTCCCAACTCCCATCTGTCCTAAAGTACCCATTTTTAACGCCCAAGGAGCTCCTACATAATCATACTCTAAAAATTCATTAATTTTTTCCTTATTTTCTTTTAAAATCATACTGTCTGTTTGAAAAATTAAAAAAATATCTGTCGGTATATTGGTATAAAAAATAGGACAAAAAAAGATTGTACTATACTCTGCTACTGTAATATTATCTATATTTAATTGTATACTTTTAATTCTACTTTTTACATTAATCGAAAAATTATTTATTATATTTTTTACAAAATCTTTATTTAAATTTCCATGATAAATTATAAAATTCCAATCTTTACTCAAATTTTCAGTAAAATTTGTTAATACAAATTCTAATGCTTTATGTTTTCTCGGTTCTATTATAATTGCTGTATATTTAGTTTTAGTTTTTATTTTTATAGATGGTATTAACACTTGTGTACAATCAATATCAACTTTCTTCTTATTAACTAAATTTTCAATTATTTTTTTTTTATTATATATATAAATAGTAAATAGTATACAACACAAAAGTATAACCAATATATAAATATAATTACTTTTTATTATTTTTATTATTTTAGATAAAAAAATTTCCATTTCTATAATAATATTAATATATATTTTTATAATTAATAGTAAATTAATTATAAAATATATATATTAATATAAATAAATCTTTATTAAAAATATTATATGAAGTATCCAAACATACTTTTTTTTCGTTATGATAAGTATAACGAAATAGATACTGTATTAGAAGAAAATAAAGAAAAACTATTATGTAATATAAATATAATTAATAATAAAGAAGAAATAAATAAATTATTTGATTGCAATTATCATTTATTAGTTACATATGGTAATAATGAATTAGAATATATAACAGATGTAAATAAAATAATAACTGATGTAATGAGAAAAAGATGGGTTCATTATAATGAAATAAATATTGATTTATTTAATAATGGAATAAATTATTGTTATATTTATAATATAATTAATGTAAACCATGAAATCTACAGACCGATTTTTTCAATATATACAACTTGTTTTAAATCATATGAAAAAATATTTAGAGCATATAATAGTCTTCAAAAACAAATTTTAAAATCTTGGGAATGGGTTATAGTAGATGATAGTCCTGAAAATGAACATTTTGAATTTTTAAAAATACTATTTAAATCGGATAAACGTATAAGATTATATAAAAGAAGTGAAAATAGTGGTTCTATTGGTAATGTTAAAAATGAAGCAGTTTCTCTTTGTAGAGGTAAATATGTTTTAGAGTTAGATCATGATGATGAAATATTACCAGATTTATTATTTGATGCCACTAAAATTTTTGATGAACAAAAAGACGTTGGTTTTATTTATTCAGATTTTATTAATATATATGAAAATGGAGATAATTTTCATTATAGTAATTTTTTTGGATTAGGTTATGCAGGATATTACAAACAAAAATACAATGGATCCTGGGTATATGTTTGTATTACACCAAATATAAATAATATTACCTTAGGTCATATTGTTTCAGTACCTAATCATCCTAGAATATGGAGAAAGAAAACGCTAATGGAAATTGGAAATTATAATGAAATGTTACCGGTTAGTGATGACTATGAATTATTCTTAAGAACAGCTATATCTACTAAAATTGTAAAAATTCCAAAATTAGGATATATTCAATACATGAATAATAATAACAATAATTTCTCTCTTATTAGAAATTCAGAAATTAACAGATTAGTTTTTCATTTAAAAAATCATTTTTATATTAAATATGATGTTACCGATTATATGAATAAGATCGGTGCTTCCGAAGATATTTCCTTTTTAAAAAATCATAGTCAAATATGGAAACGTATCGATTATGAACACAAGTACTGTAATACAATTATTAATTTAAACTATTCAAAAATCTATTGTATAATTGGAATTGAAACATTACAATGTCATTTAAAACAAATTAAACAATTATATTTAGACAAGACAAATGATTTTATTTTATTAGATAATAAATTTTCGTCTGAACATGATTATTTAACTAAAGAACTAGATTATTTGAATTTAAGTAATATTAAATGTTATTCAATGGATGATTGCTCGGATATTGAATTAATAAATTATTTTAAATTAATGTATAAAACTACTGATGAATTTTATATATTTGAAAGAAAGAAATAATTGTTAGTATTCTTCAATTATAATTTATAATAAGCTTATAAATTATATTTTTAATTAATATTATGATTTATTTAATAATAACTTAAGTTGATGGTAGTGCAGCTAGACATAGCTTGATTTCGCCAAGACTAGCAACATTATATTTAACTACTAACGGTAAATCATTTTCTAAATATATTTCTATTTGTGAGCATAAATTTGTACACTTAATAAAATAACTCAAGTTTTTACATGAAAATTCACCTTGTATAATTTTAGAAGAATTTTGTTTTAATACAAAACCCATACTTCCATCTGACTCTGCACGATGAATTTCAGCGGATGCAAATTGTCCAGAGCATTTAAAAATTAATTCATTACCAACTGATTTAATTTCTAATTTATCTGAAATACAAGAGAGATCGCGAATGATCTTTTGAAAATCAGCTGATGGTAAATTTATAATGGATGAAAATTTTACATCCGGGTATTCTAATTCTTCAGGTTCTGGTTCAATTAATCTTAATTTCTGAGTTTTACATTGTTTTATCTCTCCATTTTCAAATTTTAATGCTAAATGAGAAACTATTCCATCTACATAATCAGCATTTTCTATATAAATAGTTAATGTATCATCGTTATCAATAGAATTAATCAGTTTAAATAAATGAAACATATTTACACCAATAATAATTTTTTCTTTTTTACATTCATAAAATTCAAAATTTTGAGCTGCTAAATATAAATGAGCTAAAATAGTATGAGACTTATCCATATTAATTATTCGTATACCGTCCGGTTGGAAAGTAATATTTGTTTCTAATAATATATCTTTCAAAGCAGTCATTAATGTACGAAATGGAGCAATTTGAACAGTTTTAATTGTTAGTACATTTCCCATATTGGTTGATGATTTAGACGCATTTGACATTATTATGAGTTATTTTTATTTTAATCTTTAAATACTTATGTATTATAATATTATTTGAATTATAAATTAATATTTTAAATCTTTAAGGTTATAAATAACTTATAGATTAATTAATAAGATAATGATACCAATGAATCCTGAAAATTTAGATATTAAAAATAAATGTTTAGAATCTATTCATAATTTATATAATTTGTATATAAAGGATACCTACATGATACAACGCCTACATAATCATGTAGTAAATTATTTACCAAATACATTAGATAACGAATACAAAAACCATGAACAAAGAATTTGTAGAAATAATTATTTAATTTCTGAAAAAGAAATATTTATAAAAGTATTTTTAAATAAAAATCATTACTATTATTTATCTACCAATAATTGCTTTTATAATTATGATGGACAAAATTATTATATTGTAAAAGAAGATGATATTATTCATAAATTACTCTCCACTATATCACAAGATCGAATTTTATTACAGTGGAAATATAGAACGAAAATAAACATTTTAAAACAGATTAAAGAGAGAAGTCTTTTTTCCAGTATACCAGATAGTTTTACTATACAAAATGTTATAAATATTTTATATCCATCTATATTTACAAGTAAAAACCAAGTTAAATATTTTTTAACTGTTATAGGAGATAATATTTTAAGGAAAAATAACCACCTTATATTTCTAGTAGACACACAAACTAAAAAGTTTTTAAATGAAATTGATACTATTGCTTATTATAGTATTGGGGTTTCTTCTACAACTTCAAATTTCATGACCAAATATCATGAAAATCATTCATATGAAAATTGCCGATTAATTAAACTAAATAGTTGTTTTTCTCTCGAACTTTGGAAATCTATTATTAAAAATATAGGTTTAAATTTATTATGCGTTTCTACACATTATTCGAACCGATATCTAAATTCTGATAATTTTATTGAAAATTGTGCAGACGACGATGAGTTAAAAAATTATATTACTTTTATAAAAAATAAAAATCAAAATGAAATTTTAAATCAATTTTGTAACAATTATATTGAAGTCGTTAGTGATATAAATTCCAATTCAAAAATAGAATGGAAAAATATACATTTTTTATGGAAACAATTTTTATCTCATAATAGTCTTCCTAATATTATTTATTCAAATACGCTTAAATTACTATTAAAAGAAAAATTTATCTATAATGAAAAAGAAGACGTTTTTTGTTATATTACTAGTAAATACTTACCGATGATTAGTGAATTTATTCAATTTTGGACATCGTGTATTATTGTTATGGATAGTAATATTTTTGAAGAAGATACGACGGAATTTGAAAATGATATTGAAGTAGATGAATTATGTAAATTATTCAAATTATGGATTAAACAACATACCTCCTATAAATTTCCGAATATTAATGAGGAAAATATTATTAAAATAATTTCTCATTTTTACACTAATGTATATATAGTTGAAGACAAATATGTTTCCAATATTCAATGTGTTTTGTGGAATAAACAACAAGATATTGATGATTCATTAGAATTTATAAAAATATTTTTTAAAAATGAACAAACTACAACATTGTTATCTATCGATGATGCATATAATTGTTATTGTAAATTTGTTTCTTCACCAACTTATAAATTTATTGTGAGTAAACGATATTTTGAAAAATATATATATATAAAATTGTCAGAATATATTATTTATGAAAATTTTATATCGCAAGAATGGTTTATAAATTAATTTTTCCAAACTTCAAAAATATTATGCAGCATTACCAGCTACAAACTGCAATGCAACTCCGGAGGATGGTCCTTTCATACCATGGACTGGAGTAGGGTTTAACGAATAATTTACATTACCACCTCTTTGTTTTTTGGATCGTTTTTTTGACCCATGACCTAGTTTGACAAAACCAAATTGACCTTTTTTGGTTCCATAACCAGCTTTTAATAAACGTTTTTCTTTTTTAGCTGTTTCATGTTTTTTTTTGGAAACAATTCTTCCTGCTTTATTCATAATAAGATTTGTTTTTTTTAAACCACCAGAAGTTTTATAAGCAGTGCCATGCATAACTTGAGCTCTACTTCCAATAAGCGAATCATATTTTTTACCATTTACCGTTTTTGTCATTATAAATTTACGAGAGAAAATATTTTTAAAATTGATTATTGTTTATTATTATCCTAAATATAAAACTAAATGTTTTAAAAACGATTTCTAAGTGGTTTATAACTTCCTCCTGGCTGGCCTTCTATACTACCAAGACTATCAATTAACGGTTGATCAAAATTGTTTAAATAGGAATTTCCAAACTCAATCCTTCCTCCATTTCCTGGAGTATTTTGAATAATATTTCCTATACGCAATGTATTTGACTGGAAGTTAGGATCATTTTCAGCTGTTTTCAATTGTTTATTTGTTTCTTTAAAACAATTACATTCTAATTTCTTAATAAAACTATCATATAATCTAATTTTTTTTAAATTAAAATTGGATCCTGGTATAAATGACTGATGAGAATACATTATATTAATTTAATATAAATTTATATTATAATAAAATTGAAATAATATAAACTTAATTTAAATATAAATATAAGTATAGAGCATGTCAAATAATAACGAATTGTCAAATAAATATCAACAAAAAACGGATAAAGAACATATATTATCTAATCCAGATACATATATCGGATCTATTGAAGAAATAGAAAGTCCTGTTTGGATATTAAATGAATTAGGAGACAAAATTATTGAAAAAAATATTAAATTTATTCCTGGATTATCAAAGTTATTTGATGAAGGAATTGTAAATTGCCGTGATCATGTAATACGAATGGGACAAGCAGTTTTAAATAAAGTAGAAAATTCAATTCCCGTTTCTTATATCGATATTTCTATTGATAATGAAGGAACAATTACTATGCTAAATGATGGAAATGGAATTGATATTGCTCAACATCCTGAATATAAAATATGGATACCAGAACTTATATTTGGTCATTTACGAACCTCTACTAATTATGATAAAACAGAAAAAAAAATTGTAGGAGGTAAAAATGGTTTTGGATTTAAATTAGTTTTAATTTGGTCTACTTATGGATATATTGAAACAGTTGATCATACTAGAGGTTTAAAATATACACAAGAATTTAAATCTAATTTAGATGAAATTTGTATTCCAACTATTACTAAGTGTAAGACAAAGCCATATACCAAAATTGTATTTAAGCCAGATTACCAAAGGCTAGGTATTTCAGGATTAAGTAATGATTTTATTTCTTATTTAAAAAAAAGAGTATATGATGTTTCTGCTATTACCGATAAATCTTTAAAAGTCAAATATAATTCTTCTTTAATTCCAGTTAAAAATTTTCAACAATATATTGATTTGTATATTGGACCTAAAGAAGAAGGAAAACGTGCCTATGAAGAATGTGGGGAAAGATGGGAATTTGCTTGTGGACTATCCCCTAATCATGAATTTATTCAGGTATCTTTTGTTAATGGTATTCATACCACTAAAGGAGGAAAGCATGTTGAATATATATTAAATCAAATTACTAGAAAATTAGGAGACTATATAGAAAAAAAGAAAAAAATAAAAGTTAATCCCAATTCTATTAAAGAACAATTAATATTATTTATAAGATGTGATATTGAAAATCCTGCATTTGATAGTCAAACAAAAGATTATATGAATACACCGTCTTCTAAATTTGGTTCAAGTTGTAATGTTAGCGAAAAATTTATTGAAAAACTAGCCAAAATGGGTGTTATGGATTCGGCATGCGCTATCAGTGAATTAAAAGAAACCAAGTTAGCTAAAAAAACGGATGGTTGTAAATCCAAAAATATACGAGGTATTCCAAAATTAATTGATGCAAATTGGGCTGGAACTGAAAAATCCAAGGATTGTATTATTATATTTTGTGAAGGTGACTCGGCAAAAGCTGGTATTGTTTCAGGATTATCTTCAGAAGATAGAAATTCTATTGGTGTTTACCCAATGAAAGGTAAAATATTAAATGTTCGAGGGGAAAATGTGAAAAAAATATCGGAAAATAAAGAAATTGCCGAAATAAAAAAAATATTAGGATTAGAAGTTGGAAAAGAATATCATACTATTGAGGATGTATATAAACATTTAAGATATAGCAAGGTAATCTTTTTATGTGATCAAGATTTAGATGGGTCTCATATAAAAGGGTTAGGAATTAATTTGTTTCAATCCGAATGGCCTAGTTTATATAAAATTCCTGGATTTATTGGATTTATGAATACTCCTATTTTAAAAGCTAGAAAAGGAGTTCAAGAATTAATGTTTTACAATGAAGGTGAATATGTAAAATGGAAAGAAGGATTAGAAAATGTTAATCATGGTTGGAAAATAAAATATTATAAAGGATTAGGAACAAGTACTGGTAAAGAATTTAAAGAATATTTTGAAAAGAAAAAAATAGTTGGCTTTAAAAGTGAAGGGGAAAATTGTGATAAATCAATTGATATGGTATTTAATAAAAAAAGAGCAGATGATCGAAAAGATTGGTTAGAAACGTATGATCGCGACTCTTATTTAGACACGAATAAAAAGGAAGTTAGTTATAGTGACTTTATTACAAAAGAATTTATTCATTTTTCCAAATATGATTGTGACAGAAGTATTCCTAATATTATGGATGGATTGAAAATTAGTTTACGTAAAATTTTATATTCGGCTTTTAAAAAAAATCTATCTACTGAAATTAAAGTTGCGCAATTTACTGGTTATGTTTCCGAACATTCTGGGTATCATCATGGCGAAGCCAGTTTAAATGCAGCTATTGTTGGAATGGCTCAAAATTTTGTTGGCTCAAATAATATTAACTTATTTATTCCATCTGGACAGTTTGGAAGTAGATTACGTGGTGGCCAAGATAGTGCATCCGAAAGATATATATTTACTCAGTTAAATAAAATTACCAGATCCATATTTAACTTGAATGATGATCCAATATTAAAGTATTTAAATGATGATGGACTACTAGTTGAACCTATATATTATGCTCCTATTATCCCAATGATATTAATTAATGGAAGTAAAGGAATTGGAACTGGATTTAGTACTGATATAATGTGTTATAACCCTTTTGAAATAATTAATTATTTAAAGTGTAAACTAAGTAATGAAACTAATTTACAGATTGAATTTAAACCATACTATGAAGGATTTAATGGAACTATTGAAATGATTAATCCTAGCAAATGTCTTATTAAAGGAATTTATGAAAAAATAGGACCGGATAAAATTCGTGTTACAGAATTACCTGTTGGATTTTGGACGGATGATTTCAAAGAACATCTTGAAAGTTTAATAGAAAATACTGATAAAAATGGAAAAAAAACAATACCTATTGTGAAAGATTATGATGATATGAGTAAAGATACAACAGTAGACTTTATAATTACTTTACAAAAGGGTAAATTGGATGAATTAGAAGCACAAGAAATGGATTATAATTGTAACGGTATATTCAAGACTTTCAAATTGTATACAACCAATACTACTACTAATATGCATTTATTTGATGCTAAAGATAAATTAAAAAAATATGATACTATTCCTCAAATTATAGAGGATTATTTTATAACACGTCTTGAATTATATGATACAAGAAAACAGTATTTAATTAATTCATTAGAAAAGGAACTCGTTGTTTTATCAAACAAAACCAGATATATTAAAGAAAATATTGACGGTTCTATCGATTTAAGAAATAAAAAAAAAGAAACAGTAATTCAATTATTAAATGAAAAAGGGTTTCATGCTATTGATGAGGATACAGAGTTTAAATATTTAATTAAAATGACTATGGATAGTGTTACAGAAGAAAATGTAAATAAATTATTTAATGACCATAAAAATAAAGAGATGGAATTATTTAATATTAAAAATACTTCTATACATCAAATGTGGTTAAATGAATTAGAAATATTAGAAAAAGAATATAATATTTACAAAAGAGAAAGAACTACTTCAGTAATTACCTCTTCTAAAAAAGTCATTGTAAAAAAAATAATCAAAAAATAATCCAAAATCCAAAAATTAAAAAAATAAATTAATATTATTCACTTTTTAACTCATTATCTAATATATATTTTATTTTTTTTTCATCAAAATGTTGTTTGCATTCTATAAATGTATATAAATTTTCCATATTTTCCATGTTGAATAATTTTTCAAAAGTATTTAAATAACAATACTCTTTATTATTAGAATAAAATTCCATTAATATTTTGTTGGTTGAATTTAACAATTGTTTAGCATTAGGATTAGTTTTAAACCAACTACTTTTTGATTGAACATCTATATTTTCTCTTATATGAATGATTACTTTTGTTTGAGGAAATAATTCTTTGAATTCTTTTATTAACTCAATGTTATTATTTTCATATCTAATTTCTTTAAAACCCCAAATGGATGTAGTATCCTTGTTTTTAAACATACTTATTATTATATTTCGTATATAACTTTGTATTTCATTAATATTATAACTATTATACCATGCAGGTTTAATATTATTTAATATTAACTCTTCATAGGAAATAGGATTTTTGTTACCAGGTACCTGAATAAAAGTAGTTTGTTTTATTTTTTTATAAAATAATAATAAACTATTTATAGCTCCATAATTTTCTCCACAAATATTACTATTTGGGATTGTATTTAATATTTGTTGTAGTGTTGTAGAACCTGATCTACCAGTACAACATAATAATAATATTTTATCATCTAATTTTTGTTCCATTAATGTATATTATATAATAAAAATAATTGATTTAAACTAATTTACGCTTTTCTTTTCATTGTTTTTTTAGATTTTTTATATAATTTCCTTTTAGATTTTTTACGTTTTGCTTTACCACCTTTTAATAATATTTTTTCAAGTTGTTTTTTTGTTAGTTCCTCTGTATCTCCGTCTTCATAAACTATATTGTAATAGGGTGGATTATATGATTGAACCGTACCAATAAATTCTCCATCATCAAAATTTTTTGCTACAGTTTGACCTATTAAATTATCTATTAAAAGATTTGTAACTGGTTTTGTAACTGGTTTAGATACTGTAACGGGTTTAGATACTGTTACCGGTTTAGATACTGTATTTAAAGTTTCATTACTATTTATTACTTCGTTGACTTTAGGTATCATTGCTTCATAATGTTCTTCATCTTCATTTTCAGTATTATATCTTAAATATATATTTCTTGCATTTTCAACAGATTTAATTGGTGTAACTTGATAAAAATTATTTTGTCTAAATAAATTAAAAATAAATATATTAACTTGATATAAAATACTAATTGCAATTATATCTGGCATTATACCCCAATCTAAATTTTTACAAACTTTTTTTTTATGTTCTGGATCTACATATAATAATTGTATTTTTATTTGATATTCTAAACTATTTTCTGGATATTCATAATCTAAATCAAAATTTTTATAAAACTCACAAACCTCTTTTCGAAGTTGATTATGTTTTTTGATAGATCCATCAAAAAAAAGTTGAGAGAAAGAATAAAATAAACAATTTCCTTTCCCTGGATTTTCTAAAATAGTAAATAACAAATTTACATCTTCAATAGATAAATTTGTTTCAGTATTTAATTTATTAATATCATTTAATGAAACCATTTTTATTTATATATATATATAAAAAATTCTTATTAAAACCATCCTTTGAATTCTAATTGTTTATCATTCACATTTGCCATGACAGGTGGAGCCATTGGAATTGCTAAAGTACTTACATCACTAATATATTTTATATATCCTTGAGCTTCACTATAAACTTGTTGTATACAATAATTTAGAACCATTTCATTTAATTGTATAATTTGATCCTTTATATTATCTGGTTGGTTAGAAGCATGTTGAAGAAAAGTACTTCGCATTATAATTTTTAATGCATCGCAATCTTGAGGAGGAATTACATATTGACCTTTTGATTTATGATAAATTCCAGCTCTAATTCCATTTTGCAAAATTTGAATATTTTCTTTAGAGAAAAAAATGGTGGAGAGAAGCGTATTTTCCCATAAGCCTTCTGTTGGATTACGATAAGACGAACATTGATGAGCAGGAATTTTGTCATATAATGCAAATAAATTAAGAGTATTAGGACTTTTTATATCAACTCTTCCATTGGAGGATTTACTCATTTATATTAATCAAATAGAAAATAATTATATATATTTATTTTATAGAAATGAATTCTCTAGAAAAATGGATTTTAATTATTGTTGCTTTTATAGTTTTTATAGTTGTTTTATATTTCTTGAATAAACAGTTAACTATAATCAACATGCCAGGCTTTCAAAAAACTGTATTGTTATTTGCAATTATTATATTAATAGGATTATTAGTATTTATTGGCGTATCCTTAAAAAAAAAAGAAACACAAGATTGGCCACCAGTAATTGGTGATTGTCCTGATTATTGGGTAGATACGTCGGGTAATGGAGGTAACTGTGTTAATGTACTTAATTTAGGAACCTGTCCATCTTCTAAAGCAAATACTCCTTTAAATGTGAACTTTTCTACTTCTAATTATCAGGGTAGTAATGGGTTGTGTAATAAATATAATTATGCACAACAATGTGGTATAACATGGGATGGTATTACTTATGGAGGATCTAGTACTAACCCATGTAATACATAATATAAAATATAATAAAAATTTAATGTTTATTATATTAAATAATTTATATGACTACGCAAGACAATTATAATTTAGACTATGAAAAATTATTGTTAAATAATATTCGTAAGTTACCTTGTGTATTAATTAGTATTATTAAAGATTATATACCATCTACAACTAGTGTATTTTTAAACAAAACTTTATATTTAAATAATCATTTTCTTATTAAAGAACTAGTGCCTAAATATAATATAGAAAAATATATAAGATATATTTTGGAATTAGATTACTCATTTGTATTTGAACAAGTTCTAAAAGAAAATTATAAAAGATGGAATAACATAAAAAGTTATATATATAAAAATGTTATTTATAAAAACTACCTAGCATTTATCGTAGATTTTTGTATTGAAAATGAATCGTGGAAATGCCGAAGTTTAATAAACTGTTTTTTAATAGAACATGGTTTAGGTCAAAAGGAATATAAAAACAATTTTAATAAAAATAAAAGATGGAAAATTTAAATTTAAATCAAATATTAAAGAGAGAAGAAAAAGAAAAGGAATTTAAACATATAATGAATTGTTTTGAAAAAGATAAAAATAACACCAATGTAAAAAAATGTATTTATGTTTATGGGGATCCAGGTACAGGTAAAACTAAATTTGTAATGGAAATATTAAAGGAATTAGACTATGATGTTATCAGATATGATGCAGGCGACATAAGAAATAAATCAATTATTGATATGATTACTAAACATAATATGTCGGATAGAAATATTATGAGCCTTTTTCATAAAAAAAATAAACGTATTGCCATTGTTATGGATGAAATAGATGGTATGAATAATGGGGATAAGGGAGGAATAAATACATTAATTAAATTAATTCGTCCTAAAAAAACAAAAAAACAAAAATTAGAAGAAGTTACTTTAAATCCAATTATATGTATAGGTAATTATCATATTGATAAGAAAATAAAAGAATTAATGAAGGTTTGTAATACTATTGAACTAACGACACCTACCAATAAAGATATAGAAATTATTATTAATTATTTAATGCCAGACATGAATGACCTATTAAAAAATAAAATTATACTATTTATTCAAGGGGATCTAAGAAAGTTAAATAATATATATTCCATTTATATTAATGAAAAAACACTTTTAAATCCAGAATTATTTGATACTATATTCCAAGTTAAATATTATAACGATGATACAAAAAAAATAACTCAAAAATTGATTAATCATTCCTTTAAAATTGAAGATCATTCTTCTATTATGAATGAAACGGATAGAACTATCGTTGGATTATTATGGCATGAAAATATAATAGATGTAATAAATAAATTAAAACCCAGTATCTCTATTCCTTTTTATTTAAAACAATTAGATAATATATGCTTTTCTGATTACATTGACAGAATTACTTTTCAAAAACAAATTTGGCAATTTAATGAAATGAGTTCTCTCCTTAAAACATTTAAAAATAATAAATTATATCACGACACATTCATTAAACGAGTTAAATATAATCCTGTTGAGGTACGATTTACAAAGGTACTTACAAAATATTCAACAGAATATAATAATTCTTTATTTATACAAAATTTAACACAACAATTATCTATGGATAAAAAAGATTTATTTGGTTTTTTTTTAGATATTAAAAATAAATATTCCGAAAATGAGGTATTATTATTATTTGAGAATTATGATATTAATAAATTAGAAATTAATAGGATATATAGATATATTGACAAATATATTTTGGAAAACCCTCTTGAGGATGAAGAAGAGGAAGAAGTGATAGTGCCAAGTATTATATAAACCGTGTATTTTTGAAATAATAATTATAAAATAATATAAAGCTTTCATTATAATTAGAGTAATAATAAGGTAAAATGAATTACGAAGATATGTTTGTACCAAATGATAAAAATGATGAACTATATAATATTATTGATAGTAATAATAAGGCGGCGAATGAAAAACTATTAGGAAATAAACATTTTCATTCTATTATTAAAAGAATATTAATGCCTGATAAAATTAAAAAAACAGTATTAACTAAAAAAACAGTATTAATACAATATTATTCTTCAGGGCAAATTGGAAGTACAATTACAAATGCAATTACAGGATATAAAGAAAGAGGAAATATAGTTGGATCTAATAAAGAGGATTTATATTTTAAGGTTTCTATTTCCAATGGAGAGAATGGTAACCAACCAGCAACACTATTTTATAATTCTCCAGAAGATTATGAAAAACATCAGTATATTCTATTATCCGACCTAATTAAAAAAAAATGGAATGAAAAATATACTAAAGCCATCTTACGTTTAAATGTCAAAAAAGAATAAGTTAATAAATAAAGATATAAGTTAATAAATAAAGATATAAGTTTAATATATAGTATAATATATAATACTATATATTAAAATGTTGTTAATCCTATACTTATTTTTTGTTTGGCAAAAACAAAACTTATTTAATATTAGATTAAAGAGTAAATTATATAAGGACACCATATTGACTAATACGAATTCATCGAATATTTATGGTAATAGTATTATATACCATGGATCAGAAAATCAAACTTTATTATTTGATTTTATGCTTAATAAAAATAAACTTGCATTATTAAATTTATTATTATGTAATTATACTTCTTCCATCGTTAAAATTAATTTAATTGATAATTTTGATAACGAGAATGTTAATGATAACAATTATATATATATATCGAATATTACTTCAGGAGGTTTATTCAAAGACTGGGATTAACTTTTATTTTTAATATTTTTTATTTAAAATATAATAACTTAACGCGCAAAGTAGAAATAAATATTTATTTTTACTAGGAGGTGGAGTAGGAGGATTAGAGAAAGAGGTATTATATCTTATATATTGATATTTATTTGAATACTTTTTATTTCTCAAAAATGAAAACATTAATTGTTATAGTTATATACAATTCATGTTTTAAATATATTTTCTTTACTTTATTTAGAGCAACGACGATTTTATTAGCCTGATTTACATATATTAATAAATTTAAAATATTTATTGTGATAATAAACAATTGACTTATTTACCACCTTTGAATAAAAAGTTGGGGTTGTTGTTCAGGTTAATTCCTTTTTTTTTGAGTTTTTCCTCTTTTCCTAGTTATTCTTCTTTTCTTGGATTTTCTTTTTTTTTTCATAGATTTTCCTCTTTTCATATTTTTTCCTCTTTTCAATGTTATTTTTTTTTTCAATGGTTTTCTACTATTGCCACCACTATTAGTTGATTTTGCAGCAACTATTATTCCAGCCATTCCTCCTTGTCCATTTTGACAGTGCAATGATCCATATGCTGATCCTAATGCAGTTCCTATTTTTTTTACTTCATTTAAACTTATCACTGAAATTAACATTTTATCTACTAATGGAATAATACTAAAATATTGATCTTCATTTGGCAAGAATATATTATCCATACCATCTTCATAAATAAATTCTGGCCATATTCCTATTTTATCTGTAGGTATATCAATTCCTATACTTTTTATATTAAATAAAGGTAAATTTTTTACTATATTCGTCGGATTTTTAATTCCTTCTGCATTTAAACATTCAAATACTATTGCCTCCTCCCACTGTTTTTGAATAATGGAACGAGATAATAAATAATTTTTGCCTTCATACAAAATAACGATATTATCATTATCTTCATCCAAATATTCTTTTATATTTTTTTCTTCTAGTAAAAAAGGATCATACCCATTTTCACTATTATTTATAAATTGTTCGGGATAAGTAGGGATCACTGGCATTTCTTTATTTGCCCATTGTTTTTCTTCTTCTTTTTCTATATTACTATCTTGTGATTCACTATCCTCTTCATTAGATCTAACATAGTTGGTATAATTTAGTAATCTATATACATTAACTAAGTTATTATTAAGAGCAATATCAAAAGCATTTTGATTTTTATTATTTTTTTGAAAAACATTCAGTATGTCCGTTGGGAAAAGATCAATCATTGTTAACGCTACTTCTTCTAATTTTTCTTCACACGCAAGCATTAACGGAGTATATCCATCTTTATTAATATTTTGAACAGATATATCTATAGTTGGTAAATGTAACATTTCTAATGCTATTTCTTCGGAATCTTTCGTTAAACAATACATTAATGCATTCATTAATAAAGTATGTTCTACAGCATTTAAATTTACTTCTTCAGGTCCAAAACTTAACATTTTTTTTACTACTACATTATCCACACCACTTACTAGAATAAGAGCGGTGTTTCCTTCATTATTGGCGTGTTTTAAGTTAATTTGAGAAGGGGGAAATTCTAACATTTTCATTGCCAAATGGATCCAAGAATTCATATCATTACTATTTAATATATGATTGCAAATATATATTAATAAAGTATTTGATTCATAATCAGTAATATCAAGCGCTTTTTTATCATCAATATATTTGACTAAACTTTCTTGGGTTGGAAATAAATTATTAAAGTCAATATTATTCATATATATATGCTGACTTTATTAATCCTTATAAACCTTTAATGTTCTTTTTTTTGTATATTTCTTATTGTTCTGTTTATTTTTATAGTAATCTTTATTATTGGAAGATTTTGTAGGAAGAAGAGGGTATAATGATTGTAATAAAAAATATTTATAATTAAAAATATTTAATTTATAATAATATTAAGTTAAAAATTAATATTATTTTTGCTATTAAGTCGGCATTTAAAATACGCGTTGCTTTAATACACAATTTACTTGGAACTAGCTTCTAATATCCTATCTTTCACAATTTTACGTATTTTTTCTTCATAGTATTTAACTTTATCTTTTAATGCATTATTTTCCATCATTAATTCCTGAATTAAGGTTGATTGTTCCCCTATTAACTTTTTATGTTCTTTTTCCGTTTTTTCCAAAATAGAAATTTTATGCTTTTCTATTCTATTATCTCTATCGTTCATTATTTCATCTATTTGTTTTAAAACATCCGGTTTTAATTCAGGTTTTCCAAAATCATAATTATTTAATAAGTTATCTATCTTTTCTAAAAAAAAAGTTTTGATTTCAGGTTCTTTAATAAAATCATCTACTGTTCTATTAGATAATTTAACAAAAGTATCGGGATTTATTAATAATTTTTTTTTATCAAAAGAATTATGTATATGAGAGAAAACAAGTATGGTTTTTAATGGATCTAATTGTATAAAGGGTATTGTATAATTTTTAAGAAAGTATTTTTCTTCTGCTAATGACGCGTTATTATCAAAACAAGTTTGTTCTAATAATTTCCTACGAAAAGCAAATGTTGCTGCAGTTGAATGGTTAGGACCATAGGGTCCAAACTGATACATTTTGTGTATATGTTTAAAATAAATGCACATTTCACTTGAACCTGCGCATAGAACATGCGGGTTTTTATTTAAACTATCTACAGCATGTGATATCCTACTACTTGGATAATAATCATCATCATCCATATAAACTATTATTTCTCCAGAACATTTCGTATGAGCAATATTTCTTTTTTTTCCCAGTGTCATTTTATCCTTATAATAAAAATATTTAACTCGTGGAATATCTATTACTAAATCACCAATTTTATCCGTACCATCATCTATAATTACCCATTCTATTAAATGCTTAGGGTAGTCTTGATTTAAAAAACATTGAATGATATACGGAAAAAATGGGCGTCTATTAAAAGTAGGTGTACAAACACTTACCATTGGTAATACTGACATTATAGTATATAAGTAAAGTATTATTTCTTTATATAACTAATTTTTTTTTAAAATATTATTTAATTTATTTAATTTTTTTATTATATTACTTAAATTTTTTGTATTTGCTCCACCTACCGTTGAAGTAGATGGAGTGGTTATTTCATTTGTTGTAACTGATGTAGATTTTGCTACGGTATTTGAAATACTATTTGGAGTAGTTATAACAGTGGGCGGTGCTTTAATAGGAGTAGTTATATTAGGGGTTGGTGTATTAATAGGAGTAGTTATATCAGGAGTTGCTGAACCAGTTGGTTCAATTTCCTGTTTAAGACCAGGTATTTTTATATCCGGGAATTTAATTTCAACTTCTTCTGGTAATTTAATATTTGGTAACTGTAATTTTTCCATTTTAATTGTAGGATACGGTATTGCTGGTAAAGAAGTATTATAAGTATCTACAACATTTAAAGAGGGGAAAATTTGAGGAAATTTGGGGAAAAACCCTCCAATTTTTGGCTTTTCTGATTTATTTGTAGAACTTGATGTAGATTTTGCGGTATTAGGTTTTTCATAATCACATTTTTTACTTGCTTGACTATTACTTACTAATTCTGATAAATTAGTTGGAATAGAAGATGTGAATATTGAAATAGGTATAATTTTAAAATAAATTAATAATATAATTGCAAAACAAATTAACGTTAATACAATTCCAAAATGTTGGAACGTTAATAATAAAATACTAATTGCTAGTATAACCATTATTCCCCTTTTATGAAATTTTAAACTATCTTTCATACAATTTAGTAAATTATATTTTTCATTCGTTGATGTAACCGCTGTCATACACAAAATAGAAATAATACATATAATTAATGATACATAAGTTAAAATAGGTAAAAATGTAAGCAACCCTACAAAAAATAAAATAAAAAATATAAATGCTAAAAATAAACTTAATAAGTAGTTTAATGGTTGCTCTAAGCCTATAGGTTGCCAAGATGGAGATCCTGTACCTGATTTATTTTCATTTTGTTGAAAGAACCAACTTAAATTAGACATCCATAAATATCCCAAATAAAATAAATCAATTAACGATAAAATAACTGTAAATAAAACAGTAATCGGGGGTCCTAATAATAAAACCAAAATTTCTGGTAAATAATTAAGTCCATAGTATAATGAATTATAAGCTGAATAATTAAATGCAAATAGTCCTTCTAAAACGGATACAACAAAATTTTCTAATCCAAATGCATTTGGACTTAATCGCATTTTTCGTAAAAAATCTAATATAAAATTAGAAGAATTACTTGTATAAGGAAATTTTATTTTTTCCGATAAATGTTTTCCTTGGACCCAATGATCATTAATATTAACAAATATTTCTTTAATGGTTGGAATGGAATTAGTATAAGGGAAACAATGTATATCGGTAGGAAGTATGTTGGATTGACTAACTTTACCAGCGAATACTACTAATGACCCCAAAATAATGACTAATAATATTGTTAATGTAATAATAGCAAGATTTTTTATAAATTTAATTGAACTTGAAACATTATCCATTTTCTTAAAATCTTCTTTACTTTGATTTATAGAAGATGACATATTTGTATTATAAATAGATATAAAAATTAGAAAGAAAGCTCTTAAAGTAGAAAAAAATCCATTTTTATTTTTGAAATTTTATATATATATAATCTTATTTTATATATATATGAAAAAATCTGAAAATACTATATTAGTCTTAGCATTTTTATGTATTCTTTTACTATTAGGCATTTTTCAATGGGGTGATTATCTTATTAGGAATAATTATATAATGGAACCTTTTGAGCAATCTATTTATACTAATCATAATGTTGATTTACCAATTAATACGACGTTTAGTTGTAAAAATAAATGTGGTCCTACTGCTAGATGTAGTTTAACTGGTCAACAATGTATGGCTGATATTGATTGTCCAGGTTGTCAACCATCTTCTTCTTTATCGTCAAAAGTAAATTATGTTGTACGTGGGCAAAATGATGCAGGTAAAATGACTAGTTTACAATATCCAACCTATTCTACCTTAACAACAGATATTGGTACCCAAGCTAAATTTTTTAAAGCTAATAATAAATATAAAGGATCACCACAAGCCAACTTTGGAATAAATACTTGGCGTAGTAAGTTTGATGAAATAGAAAAAAATTTTAATAAAAGGTATAAGGAATCTTCACTTCCATATATGAAAAAATATCCTTATCGTTATTCAATAACTGGAGAATTTAAAAATAATGGACCATTGCCATCTAATGCCTACTTATAAATAACATACATACAACACTAACTATAAAATTATATTTTAATAGTAGTTAAATTTTCTAATAATTCTTTTTCAATTATAACCGATTTAACTACATTTTTCATTATTTTATCTTCATAGGATTTATCTTCTTGATTACTTGACCCCCCCATTGATTTCATAACAATTTGCATATACTTATCATTAATATGACCTTCATCTAACAAATAATCTGGGTTTTGTTGTTTCCATTCTGGTATCATTTGTATATTTTTATGAGCAACATGTTTAATTGCCATTTTTAATTTTTCATTTTCTTTATACCATGTATTTTCATCTTTAACATAAACTATTTCTCTCTTTAAATCACTACAATGAACCGGTCTTTTGGAAACATCTAATTCTTTTAAATTTTTCACTATTATGTTTGTTATTCCATCTACAAACCCAACTTTACCTACGTGTTCTAAATCAGATAATTTAATGTTTACTGAATCTACAAAATCCATTATATTCATTGCATCTTTACATGTTTCATTTAAAAAAACATTTAAATTAAACGTCTTATTATTGGAATTTAAATTATTAGTAACAGTAGTCGGTTTCAAATTTTTACAAACTTCCAATATAATATTTTTAAAATCCGAATTTTCTTTAATAAGCATTTTAATTATTTCCTTATCATCCGCCGCAACAACACCTTCCTCTTTTATATAAAAACATTCTTTTTTATGTTTCCATAAACTTGAATGATGTTTATATTTTTTTCCGCATACGTCACAGTTGTAATATTTAATATTTACCGGAACTTTTTTACATGATAACTCGGAACTTTTTTGTAGTCTAATTGTAGTCTTGTGATGCTTTGATGTTAATAAATGTCGTTCGTATTGACTTTGTCTACACGATGAATAGTCACAAAAAGAACAATAAAATTGCTCGGAACTTTTTGGAACTAAAATTGTAGTCATTTGTAGTCTAATTAGACTACATAAAAAAGTTCCTAAATCTTTTTCTCAAAAATAATTAAAAAATTATCGTCACAAAAATAAAATTATTTTTTTGGTGCCTTACCATAATTTTTCATTATGGTCACAAAATAGAATTTTCCAAGACTTGATCGACCCTAAGTCTTTTTGGACATCCCAAAAATGTCCAAAATCCATTTCCCTTTTGACTTTCCCAGACATTTTTTCATGTTTTTTTAAAAGAAAAAAAAAGGGGGGGGGGTAAAGTACAAACAAATAATAATAATAAAAACAATAAAATGTTATTATTATTAGTTAAAAAAATTAGTCAATTTCCTCAATTTTAGGTTCAAACGCAGGCTCTTCTGGCGTTTCACTATTGTCTGGAGGAACACTAGAAGCCATATTTTTCATTAATAATTCCTCTATTTCTTTTTGCGCATTTTCATAAACTTCTTTTTCAAGTAAATCTAAAGAAGAACATAAGGCTTCATAAGCTTTTATTTTATTAGTTAACTCTTCATCTACATTTTCCTTTAATCCTGCCTTCATTTGATAAATAGAACTCTCTAATTTTTGTTTGGCATCAATTTTTTCTTTTAATTCTTCATCTTCTTTTTGATATTTTTCAGATTCTGCAATCATACGATCAATTTCCTCTTTGGAAAGACGGCCTTTATCATTTGTAATGGTAATTTTATTCGTTTTTCCACTTGATTTTTCAGAAGCACTAACATTTAAAATTCCATTTGCATCAACATCAAACACGACTTCTACTTGAGGAACTCCACGAGGCATTGGTGGAATACCGTCTAATTGAAAAGTTCCAAGTAAAGTATTATCTTTAGTTAACGTCCTTTCTCCTTCATACACTTGAATTAAAACACCAGGTTGATTATCCGCATAGGTAGAAAAAGTTTGGGATTTTTTAGCTGGAATAGTTGTATTTCTATTAATAATTTTAGTCATAACTCCTCCTGCTGTTTCTAGTCCCAAACTTAAAGGACATACATCTAATAATAATAAATCGGATATCTTATCATTAGTACAACCAGTTAATACAGCACCTTGTACTGCTGCACCATAAGCAACACACTCATCTGGATTAATACTTTTACATAATTCTTTTCCATTAAAAAGTTCCATAAGTAATTGCTGGATTTTTGGAATTCTAGTACTTCCACCAACCAAGACAATTTCATGAATTTGAGACTTGGAAAGTTTAGAATCGGATAATACCTGTTCTACAGAAACCATCGTATCTCTAAATAAATTATCACATAAATTTTCAAATTTGGCACGTGTAATAGTACTAGAAAAATCATAACCTTCATATAAACTATCTATTTCAATAGTTGCAACGCTAGCAGATGAAAGTGTTCTTTTTGCATTTTCACAAGCGGTTCTTAATCGCCTTAAAGCACGTTTATTATCAGAAATATCTTTTTTATTTTTCTTTTTAAATTCATCTACAAAATACTCTACTAATCGAGTATCAAAATCCTCTCCACCTAAATGAGTATTTCCAGCTGTAGCTTTTACCTCAAATATGCTATCTTCAATAGTTAATATAGATACATCCATCGTGCCACCGCCGCAATCAAATATTAATATATTTTTTTCTCCTTCACATTTCTTATCTAATCCATAAGCTATTGCAGCCGCGGTTGGTTCATTAATAACGCGAAGTACATTTAATCCTGCAATAGTACCAGCATCTTTTGTTGCTTGACGCTGAGAATCATTAAAATAGGCGGGTACAGTAATTACCGCATCCGTTACTTTTTCATTCAAATAAGCTTCTGCAATTTCCTTCATTTTTACTAAAATCATAGATCCAATTTCTTCAGGCGAAAAAACTTTTGTTTCTCCATGAAATTCTACTTGAACATATGGTTTATTATCGCGATCAATAACATCATAAGTAAAATGTTTCATATCAGCCTGGGTATTTGGATCATTAAATTTCTTTCCAATTAATCTTTTGGTATCAAAAACAGTATTTTTTGGATTACTAGATACTGAGCATTTAGATGCTTCACCAATTAAACGTTCATCCATAGTAAACGATACATAAGAAGGGGTAGTTCTATTTCCTTGATCATTCGCAATAATTTCTACATGATCATTTTGCCATACGCCTACACAAGAATAAGTAGTTCCTAAATCAATACCAATACATCGTGTCATAATATAATTTATAAAGTGAGATTTTTTTAAATGATTTTAAAAAAATATATAATTTATTTTACAAAATTTTGTAAAATAAATAATTATTATTATATATGATAAATTTAAATATTTATACCTCATTATTATTTTCCATAATAACGCAAGTAATCACAGGTTTTATAGAATTGTTTGCTTTATTTATAAATGTTCCATCCAAATTGTTATTTTTAAAACAAATGTTATTTTTAGAATTATTTGTACAATTTATAGAAGGTTTCTTTTATATATATTGGTTTTTTAATTTCAATAAATTTTCTAATATAACTCCAAAAAGATATTTTGATTGGGCATTTACAACTCCATCTATGTTAACAACTTTAATTTTTTATTTAATTTTTTTAAAATATAAGGAAGAAAATACTAGTGATAATCTAAATTTTTTCGCATTGTTTCATCAAGAATTTAATACAATAATAATTATTTTTTTACTTAACTGGTTAATGCTTTTATTTGGTTATTTAGGAGAAGTTAATTTAATTCCAATTTCATTAGGAGTTATATTAGGCTTTATTCCATTTCTAATTTATTATTATATTATTTATACTAATTATGCTATATTAAGTAATGAAGGTATAAAGTTATTTTTTTACTTTTTTATTATATGGTCGTTATATGGAGTAGTTGCAGTTTTACCTTATAAAATTAAAAATATATGTTATAATATTTTAGATTTATTTTCAAAGAACTTTTTTGGTTTATTTTTAAGTTATATCTTGTTTATAAATAGGTAAAAATATTAATTAGCATACATTAATGCAGCATTGCCTCCAATAAAAGTAACTATATTTATTCTCTCTTCAAAAAAATATAAATTAAAATTATAGTCGTAAATTCTCCAAGTAGGTTTATTAATACCGATAATATTTCCAGTACTTGGATCACAAATGGTTAATACTTGTGCATATGGGTCTAATGGAGGATTAATAGTTACACATTCAATCTCTATTAAATTAAACCTGCTCATATTAATGGCTCCAGAAGGCTGTAAATCAAATAAACTAGTATTTAAACAATAATTATAACAATATAATCCATTAGGTGCATTTCCTTTGGTACGAACATATTTTTCTATAAAATTATATACCCCTGCAGGTTGCATATTTTCCCTATATTGACCATCAAATAAAATACCTAAGGATATTAATATATCCTTTTGATTTTGAATATTATATAATGGATTTAACATTAATCCAGTAAGATGCCCGTTGGGGTTAACTCCAGGACCAATAGTAGCAGCAACTAACTTATTATTAACATCTAATCCAGAAACGGTATATTGACCATTCGTTGGAGCTTGTATTAAATCATTTGGAATATAATTATAAGGCCAATTAGTATAATTACTCCATTCATTTCTTAAATTTACATCACTTCTTTGAAAATAAAACATCCAACTACTAACTAACCCAAGCGAAACTGGAGAAACTTTATTGGATCCTGTAACATTGTAAAAGATAGTTTCATATACTTGTTTAAAAAGATATTTTTGTTCATTCATGGCAAATAATTTGGACTCATCATTAGATAAAAAACAATAGGTACAATTTAAATTTAAATCCGCATTCCATAATGTCCTAGTATCTATATAAGAATTTACACCAATGGTTATATCCGGAGGAGGTTGAAGAAAACGATAGAATTGTTGATAATAAAGATTAAAATTAGGTGCAACATACGGATAATTATTCGTTACGTCAAAGACATCACGAATTTGGAATAATTGGTTGATTGGTCGTAATGTTATAGTAATATGTAATTCATTATATTGTAAGGCTACTAATGGAAATGCCATTTGTGATTTTAAATTAAAAAACGCATTAATAGGAATATATAATATTCTTCCACGAATAGAAGGTTCGGGACCTACTTGTTCAGCAGTATAATACGCATTTGGGTAAGAATTTACACGAGACCCTGCATTAGCAGGATCATTTAACTCGGGTACATTCCCAATCATTTCATTAAAAAGAGATAATTTTTCTGCACTATAGTCTCGTTGAACAGCAGCTAATAAATAATCTCCAGAAAATTCTTGTAGCTTTTGATTTCCACAAGTTATGGTTACTTTACTAATTATTTTAGCTCCAATATTTTCAATCCATTTAAATTCATATGGAACCCATTGGTCACGTACTGTATCTGGATTGGTAGTTTGATCTTGATCTTCTGATGGAGGAAATATTGGTGACCAAATATTTGGTAGTTCCAGTGACAAATAGGTATCCATTAATAAATCAGCGTACCTAGGTATTTTAAAGGTAAAAGATGATTCTTCCGTTAATCGTAGAGTTTTAGCTCCTTCAAAATCAACTCTAAATTTCTGTAGACCAAAATTAGTATATTTTGCATAGGTAGCTTTATAAAATGTTTTAGAAGGATTGCCATTTAGAATAATTGATTGTTGACCTTGGGAAGATAAATTTAATAAACCACCAGGCATATTTAATAATATATATAATTATAATTTAACTTTTTTAATAGATTTATTAATAATAGATTTATTAATAATAGATTTATTAATAAATAATGTTTTATAAAATATTATTATCTTATATTATCTATGAGTGATTTTAGTAAAGATCCCATAAATAATATTATTAATATGGTTCGTAATATTAAAGAAGACGTAATATCGATTTTTATATATATAGTAATAATAATAATTATTATATTAGTAATATTATATGTTTTTCGTATAAAAAATTTAAATAATAAAGAATGTAATTTTTTAACTGATATATATGGAACATTAGATGGACATATACGTCCATTAAATTTAAATGATAATGCATGTAAATATAAATTTTTAGATTATTATATAAAAACCGCCTATAATTGTTGTAGTGGCGGTAGTTATAAAAATGATTTTGTTTCTGTTTGTGCCTTAAAAAATGTTTTAAAACAAGGAGTAAGAGGGTTAGATTTTGAAATATATTCTATAGATAATAAACCAGTAATAGCAACTTCTACCGAAGCGAGTTATTATATTAAGGAAACATTTAATTATGTTGACTTTGAAGATGCATTAAAAACAATTATTAATTATGCATTTTCTGGTAGTACAGCTCCTAATCCTACTGATCCTATAATTATTCATTTAAGAATTAAAAGTAATAATCAAAAAATATATACAGCTTTAGGTAAATTATTTTTAACTTACGATAGATACTTTTTAGGAAAAGAATTTAGTTTTGAAAATCAAGGAAAAAATTTAGGTTTAATGCCACTTTTAGATATGTGTGGTAAAATAGTAGTCATTGTAGATAGAATAAATACTGCCTTTTTAGAAAATAATCAGTTTTTAGAATACGTTAATATGACAAGTGATTCTATATTTATGCGTGCTTTGTCTTATTATGATATTAAATTCTCGCCTGATTTATCCGAATTAGTTGATTATAATAAAAAAGCAATGTCTATTTCATTTCCAGATAAAGGAGTGAACCCATCCAATCCTAATGCGATGATTATTAGAGAAGCTGGATGTCAAATGATTGCTATGAGATATGAATATATAGATAATTATTTAGAAGAAAATACCGCCTTTTTTGATGAAAGTGGATATGCTTTTGTATTAAAACCTGCAAGATTACGTTATATTCCAGTGACTAATCCAACTCCTACTGCTCAAGAAAAAGACTATTCTTATGCAACTAGAAACTATACTACTGATTATTATAGTTTTAATATATAATATTATTAACTACATATACCAAGACAACAAAAAAGGATAAATATATATGGTTTGTAAAGGATGCGGTATAACAAATCCTTTTTAAACCATGTAATTTCGGTTTTGGAAATAAAGTGGATTGTAGTAAAATGGAGGTTGACAGCATTAAAAATATAAAAGAGTTACATAATAGATATTATGGAAAGAATAAAATGATGCCAATGGTTATGCTGGTCCTCCAACTACATCCGCATCCATGAAATATAAAAATTAAAAAAATAATATTATGTTTTATTATGTCATAATATTATATGAAAGGTAATAAATCTTTATGTAATAATAAAATGAATTATAATGAATGCGAACTAGCAATATTACGAATGCAAGTGGATAAAGCACAAGAAAAAATATCTAGAAGAGTAGTTAATTCTCCTGAAATAAAAGAAATGTTCCAAATAGTGGAACAGTTTATTAAAAAAAAAAATTTAGTTTGTTACGGAGGAATTAGTATTAATGCTCTTTTACCAAATGATAGTAAAATTTATAATGAAGATGTAGATCTACCTGATTTTGATATGTTTAGTTCAAATGCGATTGCGGATGCAAAAGAATTAGCCGATTTATATTTTCAAAATGGATATACCGAAGTAGAAGCTAGATCCGGGCAACATTTTGGTACCAGTAAAGTATTTGTAAATTTTATTGGAGTTGCTGATATAACTGGTATAAATAAAGAACTATTTAATGCAATAAAAAAAAAAGCTATTCGTGTAAAAGGAATTTTATATACAGATCCTGATTTTTTACGTATGTCTATGTATTTAGAATTAAGTAGACCTAGTGGAGATACTTCACGCTGGGAAAAAGTTTTAAAACGACTTACCCTTATAAATAAAAACTATCCTTTAAATAACATTGAATGTGATAATATTGATTTTCAACGTAAAATGGAAGATGATAGTAAGGGCGATAAGATATTTGAAATTGTTAAAGAAACCTTTATTCATGAAGATTGTGTTTTTTTTGGTGGTTATGCCATAAGTGAGTATAGTCAATATATGCCAGATAAGTTAAGAAAAAAAATAGAAAAATATGCGGATTTTGATGTTTTATCTAGAGATCCTAAATCAACTGCTTTAATAGTGAAAGAAAGATTAAACCAAGAAGGAATAAAACAGGTAAAAATAATTAAAAGAGAACCAATTGGAGAAGTAATTCCACTTCATTATGAAATATTAGTTGGAAAAGATACAATAGCATTTATTTATAAACCTATCGCGTGCCATAGTTACAATGTAATTATGATGGATGGGAAAAAAGTAAAAATAGCAACTATTGATACTATGTTAAGTTTTTATTTTGCATTTTTATATGCAAATAAATCGTATTATGATTATGATAGAATATTATGTATGGCTAAATTTTTGTTTGATGTTCAACAAAAAAACCGATTAGAACAAAAAGGTTTATTAAAAAGATTTAGTATTATTTGTTATGGACATCAAGAAAGTGTAGAGGAAATGCGTGCAGAAAAAGCAAAAAAATTTAAAGAATTAAAGGATAAGCGTGGAACAATAGAATATGAAAAGTGGTTTTTAAATTATAGACCAAGTAATAAAATTACTAGTAATAAAACTAGTATAAAAAAGAATAACAATAATACTAAAGATAATAGTAATAGTAAAACAGTTAAAAGAAGGAAGAAAAAAAGCAAACCTCAAACATCAATTTTCAATTTTAAAACGTGGAATAATAAATCAAGGAAAAAAAATGAAATATATTAAATTTTTAATTAATATTAAATTTTTAATTAATATTAAATTATTAAAGTTATATTTTTATAGTTATATTTTTTTTATAATATTATATTAATTTTACAAGTTCCTCCATAGAGTAAATAAATAACCAACACCCAGTTTCAACACATTTATCATGAATACTTGTAGTTTTCATTATTTTTCTTGGTACATTATAGGAAATATTGGTATTCGTTCTCTCCAGTAAATTGGATAAAAACATTTTATCTTCTTTTTTTATTTCATATTTATCGTATATTATTTCTAATAAATCAATAAGTCTATCCCTATTAATATTAGGCTTGTAAGGTTTAGGTTTAGACGAGAAATGAGTTGGATATTTCTTTTGCCATTCATTAACTACATTTTCTATAATTTCTCTTTTCTCCTTATTTTCATCACGAATATATAAGTCAGGTATAGGATTACTTTTATTTAAATTTTTAAATAACTCAATTAGTTCCCCATCTAAGGCATTAAATCTTATATTAATTATAATATAAGAATTATATAACCAATTCGCATCATTATTATTTCCAAAGTCACTAGGAGTAATTAAGTCTAATGGTTTAGAATTATATTCATTAATTATTTTTAAAGAAGTATATCTATGAATACCATCTATAATATCAAATGTTTGTGTTTTATTATTAAAACTTAAATATAACATAGTATCTATTGGTGTTTTAGATTTATAAATATAGTTAGCTATATCTTTACAACGAATAAAATCAGGTGGTCTATTATATTGCCAATTAGCTATTGGGGCATTTAACAAATCATTAATTTTTATTTTAATTATTTTATGATAACCTGTATATTCGTGAAGTATAGTAGAGGAAATAAAGGAACATTTAATAAATGGATTAATTATGAAACCGGGTATATATTCTTGTTCTTTATAAGGTTCCAATATTTTATTAGAAGATATGTCTTCTTCAATAATAATAATAGGTTTTGATATTTTTTTACCAACATCTTTATTGTTATTTTCAAGTGTACTTAATGTATTCATCTTAATAATTCTTTATTTATTATATTCAATAAAAAAATAAGTAAATCAATTTTTTTATAAAATATATTGATATTATAATGAAAATTGGTATATTTATTCATTTATTTATTACTGAATTATTTAATGAATTCCAAGAATACATTAATAATGTAAAAAAAGAATTTGGTAATGAAGTTATTGTAATATTTACTATGCACGATACATTTGAATGTAGAGTTTATGGAGAAACTGAAATTAAGTATGTATATCCAGAATGTTATATTATTTATATTGAAAATAAAGGTGTAGATGTTTATTCTTTCTTAAAAACAATTCAATTTGTAAGAGAATTAGAAATTACATTTGATTTTATATTAAAACTTCATACCAAAACTTCTATTCAAGAAAATTTACCTCAATGGCGACAACAACTAATAAATCCAATTGTTCAAGCCGAAAATCTTAAATATATACATCATATATTTATAAATAAGAAAGAAATAGGATATATTGCTGCACAATCATGTATTTTTCCAAGAAATTTTGATTTAATATTTAATAATAATTATAAAGGTATTTATAATATATGTTCTAAATTTACTTATGTGCAAGAAGATTATTTAGATTTTGTAGCAGGATGTATTTTTTGGATAAATTACCAAATTATTGAAGAAAAACTAACGGATGAATTAATTCAATACTTAATAAAAGATATGTCTAATGGAAAACCACCTTCTAATTTTAATAATGTAATTTATCCAGAATTTGTATTTGAACGATTAATTACCGGTCCATTATGTTTTAACTTTACTAATATTTTAATTAATGATAATAAAGTAGAAGGATTATGTAATATACCATTAGGATTACATTGTCCTTCTACTTTTTCTATTCACAAACCAAAAGAAATAATGGATATGTTTTTCCCTGAAGAAAAAAATAATTTATTTAAATTAATTCATAATTCATAAATTGGGCGGGTAATATATTTTTTATTTTTCAAAGGTGAAATTATCTTATCTCCATCGCTATTTTCATCATATTCACTTTCATAGACTCTTCATACCAGTATCAAATTTTAAGGCGTTATTATAAATTACTATTTCCCAATAAGCTTTTTCACCTTTTATTTTAGCAAGTTTATTTACACCTTTTTTTATTTAAAACACCCATTTTAAATGTTTAAGGGTGTATAATACTTATTATAAAAAATAATATATAGAGCAGCATTACCAAATAAATTTGTTTTATATAAAATGTATCACCATTAAAAAAAAATATATATAAATACAAAATACAAAATACAAAATACAAAATACTTAATAAACAAACAAACCAAATCTATAATCTACAAAATGGACATGCTTTGTCAAATAACTGGGGATAACAATCAATACAACAACAATGTCCACAATTTAAATTTATATTTAATCGTATATCATAACAAATACCACACTCCACTACATGATTTAGTTGAGTAAATAGATTTTTTTTATTTTCAAAAATAATAATTTCCCTTTTAGATCTTAGATTTATTAATTTTTTGGTTACAGACTCCGATGGGGTTGGTATACTTTCTAAAATTTTTTTGACTTTAAACATATTAAAATCTCTTTCTCCATCATTAATAAAATTACCTTTATAATGACGAATACTGTTTTTTTCATCTAGTGCCATTATATAATATTTCGACATATTTTCCATGTCATTAATATCTTGATAATAAATAGATAATTCAAACATACAATCTATGTCATTATTTTCAATACCCATTAGAAAATATTTTTTCATTTCAGTAACGTTATTTAATTCATAATTAATACGACCTAGATTATACATTCCACTAATGCTTTTTTTTTCAACCGCCATTTTGTAATATTTAGCTGCATTAATTAAGTCATGCATTTCATCATCATAATAGGATGCAGTTTGTTCCATCATTTTTCTTACGGTATTAAGATTATATTCTTCTTCTATCTTGTGGGAATATTCATGATAAACATAATTTTCACTATTTTTTTTTTGCCAATGCTTTCCTTCTTTATAAATATTAATACCTTTTATATAATAGTAGGCCATATTATCGTATTCATTATTACAACTATACCATAACCCTAGTAAATGAAATGCCTTAATTGAATTCAAACTAATTGCTAATAAATAATATTTTTTAACATTATCATCATCATTTAACATATTATAATATTGTGCCATCTTACACATACAATCCGGATCTTGCAATTGTATACCTTTTTCAAACCACCTTACTGACTCTTCAAAATTATTTAATTCTGAATAATGTATTCCTAGATTGAAAATAGCGTCAATATCATTTAATTCTGCAGCTCTTTTATAGTATTCAAGCATTTTTGAAATATCTTTATGCTCATCATAATAATGACCTAAATAAAAGAGTGCTTCATTACTACCTGAACAAATAGCAAAATCAATATAACTAATCATGTTTTCAAAATCATTCAATTTATCAAAAAGAATATAATTTTGTGCGATGAAATAATTAGATGTAATTAGGCCTATAAACTCTTCTTCTTCTTTTAAAAATTGATGATTTTCCATATTGTTATTTAATAATTATATTTAATATAAGTATTAAAATTAAATTCATTTCAATTTTATTATACGCAATAATTTCCAATAAAATTATTATAGATGTCATATAACATATTAGATATCATTATACAGGTAGGGTTCCCTTGATATTCAAGAGGAAAATGTTTTTTCAAAAATAGTATAAAATAAATAATAGATATATTTATTTTTTCTAATTTTAATTTAATTATATGAACTATTTTATGTTTTAAATTCCAATCATTAACATAACTACAGATGGAGGTATTAGTTTGTTTTATAAAAAAAGTATGAATATCTAGTAGACCATTTAAAATCCTATGAATATTTGTTTTTTCTTGTTTAACACTAATTATATTACATAATTTATCATAACCATACAAGTCTAAATACAATATTTTTCTTTGTTTAATTGGAAATATATATGGGTTTATTCCATCTATATACTTTTCTTGAAAAAGTAAATTTTTATTTATTACAAAAGGAACAAAGCATGATTTAATGAGAGAACAAATAATGTCTTGAACATTTTTATATTTATTGCGAATAATTTTTTTCTTAGAAATAACATTATAATAAGTAATAAAAAATTTTTTTTTGGTAATATCACAAATATTATTTGGAATATAATCTTTTAAATAATCATATAAATTCATTATAACAGGCAAATGATGATGGTTTTTAAAATTATTAAAAAAAGTACTATATAAAGTTTCTGCTAATTGTAATCCATCAATAAAGTATAAAAATCCCATTATGGATCCAATACTACATCCTGAAATTCTTTCTATTTTAATATAATTTTGTTTTTCCATTTCTTTTAAAAAATACATACATCCAATTAGATAACTTCCATTAAACATTCCCCCATCTAATATTAAATCCATTTTTATTGGTTTTTTTCTTTCTGTAATGGAGGTTGGTAAATTAATAATTATTTTTTTAACATAATCTTCTATTAACATAAATAATATTCATTTATTTATTTTAAATATTATACTTATAAGTAAGAGACTATTATTTTCTTTTTACTAAATTTTTAATCATAAAAATATAATAATGTGTGTTAATGCGATTATATCTTCTTTAAATAATATCATTTTTGTTTAGTAGTTTGAAATATATTTGTTAGTAAGAACTAAAATGAAATATAATTTTATTCAATATATAGAAAACTAATCCAAATAAACAACTAGTAAATAAATAACCATTTATGTTATAATTTCCGTCTTTCAAAAATATCATTGGTATATAAGTAAATAATGTTTTACGGAAAATTGGTAATTGAAATATAAAATATAAAATTGCTAATAATAACGGAATTTGTATTTCATTATACATCTCATCTAATTTATTATTGTTATTATAGGATTTGTTATAATTATGTAAAATTTCTTCATTAGTTTCATAATTTTGAATATAATCGTTATTATTGTTTGAAGGGGGAATGTAATTAGGCTGCACATGTGGATCTTGATGAATAATGGACGAATTTTGAGGTATATCTCTTGATGGCAATTGGGTAATACCTGCACTACTTGCTTGCTGTAAGCCAGAAACTATTTGACTTATCGTAGACTGATCTAATGTAACAGAATTAGGTAGAAAATTATTGGTAACTGGTTCTTTTGCAACCAACGTAATATTATTGCCTCCGCCAGCTGGGTCAGTTGGTAAATCTATTATACTAGTAGTATCTGCCATATATAATTATTATAAATATTGATTTGCCTATAATAATTACGAATTTTAATTATATGTTAATTAAAATTCGTAATTATTATTTAATTAATTAATTAGTTAAATGGAATTATTTTTTTATTAGCGTCACATTTACTTATAACAGGTACATATTTATAACATTTATTATCAGACTTGTATATTTTATTATCCAATTGGTCCATTGTTGGAGCATAAAATTCTAAACATTCTTTTCCATTACATACTGCTCTAAAGAAAGTAGCTAGTCCAAATCCTAATAATATAGACATGATATTTTTTCCTGTAGAACTATGAACAAATTTTGATAAGTAAACCATATTTATATATATATATATAAATATAAACAAGTTTTTTTTAATTTTGTATTGGAATAGTACTTATTTTTGTTACATCACTGGGACAATCCACTTCTTGTTGCTCGAATGAAAAACAGTTATCAGCTTTATCCTGATATAATATTTTATCTATATTTTCAGGACTAGGATAAATATAAATAACTTTTTTATTTGGTCCTAAAATGTAGACAAAAAATAATCCAATTGCTAAGCTACAAAAAAAAACAGGTAATGATATATAATTAAATATCATATCTATATAATAAATATATATTAATTAAGAAGACAAAGTAATTAAAAATTAAATTACTTTGGTGGAGTGAACCCAATATTATAACTAATTATTTTAGGTTCTCCATAATCATACTCTATCGATTGAATGCTATTTTCCAATTGAATTAATTTGTAAACATTTTCTTCTTCAATATACTCTACTTGATTAACCGAGTATCTAAGTAACATAATTTCTTTTAATTTAGGAACAAGCTGTTTTACATAAATATTTACAACATCATTGACAAGTATAATATTATTATTCTCATTATAATCATTTAAAATTTTTTTAATATTATCAACTATAATATAACATTCTTCTTGTTTTTTTTTTAGTTCTTTTTTCTTAAATGTATTATTTGTAATATTCAGCCATAATTCTTGCGCAATTTCTAAGGTGGAACTAATCGAAATTATTTCTTTTTTAATTAAATCAAAATTTTTTAATGCATTATCCGTAGTAATATATTCAAATAACAAATTATTTTTATCTTTAATAAGATCAAGTTTTAATAAATTAATGTCTTTTTCATCTACTTTAATAACATTTGGTATAGTTTCAAAAAATCCAATATCTAATGTAATATTTAAGTTACATGGATTTTGAAAATCCCCACATATACATTTTAAAACATTATTAAATTCGTTATTATACTTTCTTGAAAACAATGTTCCTACAGGGCGTTTACAGTTTATACATTTGGCTTTATAATTTTTGAATTCTTTTTTTTTCTCTTTAAAACTCAAATTTTTATTCATAATTAAGTCATGCTTTTCTTTTTCAAAACTACTTTCATAAGAAGCTTTTAATTTATAAAAATTATTTAAGGCATCATTAAAATCCCTCTTTTCGTCATTACTAATATTAACTTCTACTCCTGACATATATATTTTATAATGATTTTTATTTTTTATGTAGTATTTCATACTCATTTTCCCAAGCAGGTAATCCAGTTATTAATTCCTGGGAGGCTAACTTTTTTGCTTCTTCAAAATTTCGTATTTTAGATAAAATATACTGTTGTTGTTGATAATTACGCTGTGCTTTTTCACTAGGCGTTAGTTTACCTTTATACATAAATAATAATATTAATCCTAAAATCATTATGAATGCTACAAATAATCCTAAATTTAATAAAATATTATTATATTTATTCTTAAATTCCTTGCATTGTTTCAATGTTTCATTTAAAAAATATTTTACCCCTGGTTCAATCAATAATGGTTTAGAAAAAACTTCATAATTCATAATTATTACTTTTATTATAGTAAAATAAATTATACACAATAATTATATGAATAGTTATATTAATATAATTTGTTTTATTGTTTTAACGGTATTTTATTATGTGGCCTTGAAACCTAAACTAACTTATTCTATTTTAAGTAATGAAACATTACAAATTCAAAATGTAAAAAGTAATCTACTTTATTTAGCTGTATATATGATATTGGTAATATTGGTTCAATTTATTTTGAATGCATTTACTATATCTAGTAATTGTGGTGGAAGTATACCTGAAAATATGGGAGTTGCTGGATTATTAACTATATTACCGTGGGTATTTATATTTGGAACAATGATAATAATATTAATTTTATTTCCAGGATTTAAATCAGCATTTTCTGATGTAGTTGGATATTATTTTGTTTCTGGACAAGCAGGAAGGTTATTAAATGAATTATTAATAAATGCTCAAGTTTATAAAGAAATAGAAACATCTGCAGCTGGAAATACGGAAAAACTCGATTCTTTAAAGGCAACCGCCAGTTTAATTTCTAAATTAACTGGAAATATGTCTTTGTTAATAAATAAAATAGTTCCAAGTAATTTTATTCAATTTTGGGAAATTTTAAAACCCCTAATGAAAGAACAGTATCAAGAAGGGGATAATGCATCTTCAATGAGGGAACAACTATTAAATATTGCTTGTACAAGAGACAATATTGGGGAAGGTATGTGGTTTATATATACAGGTATAGTTTTAATTTCTATTGTTCAGTATACGATAGCTAGTAGAGGTTGTGTAAGTAATTTAGCAACAATGAAAAAGAATTATGCAAATTTCCAAAAAGAAGAAGACGCAAAAATAGCTGCAGCAGCAAAAACTCCTTCAACCGTATATACTCTTACAAATTAAATAAATAATTTTAAATAAATAATTTTAAATAAATAATTTTAAATAAATAATTTTAAATAAATAATTATAATTATTATTTATATTTTAGGTAAATTGTTATTATAAAATAATATTATGACATAGCATAATATCCCTAAAATAAAGATAATA